GACCTGAACGACGCGGCCGGCGACGACGAGCAGCTAGAGTTCAATTTCTGGTACCGCAGGGATAGCTGATGAACATTCAGCGTCTCAGTAGATCACATCGGCGGCGGATCTTTGGCGGGTACGATAGAAAGGTGTTGGCCTACGGGCCTATCGCGTATTGGCCGCTGTGGGAAGCGGCCGGCAGCGTGGCGGAGTGCCTGGTCAACCCGGCGCAGAATGGGACGTATGTTGGCGTCACACTTGGGCAAAATGGCATCGGCGACGGTAACACCGCCCCGTTCTTTGACGGGACTAACGATTACGTCGACTGCGGCACAGCCACCCTGTACGGCGCTTTTAAGCCAGACATCGGCACAGCTCTCGTTTGGTGCAAGGTCAACGCCGCCGCTGTCTGGACGGACGGGATCAGCAGACAAGCAATCTTTACTCAATACAACAACATCAACTACCTGATGTTGAAGAAAGACAATGAGGACAACCGCGCCGAGCTGCTGTACAAAGCGGATGGTACTACAAAGCCCATAAACATCACATCTTACTCCAATGCTGCATGGTTTGTAATGGCGGTGACGTGGGACAAGGGGAACGACCAGGAGAAAGGTTTCATTGATGGCGTACAACAAGGCCCGACACAAACAGGCCTGGGCACCTGGAATCCCGCGAACGCTATCATCAGGTTCCTGATTGGGGCCTACAACACAACCCCTATCCAGGCGTGGCATGGCTGGCTGGCGCACGCGGCGCTATGGGATCGTGTCCTTTCACCGGCCGCTATGCTTGACCTATCTACCGTGTGAGGCAACGTAGTATGAACCGACACGTCTACTTTGGCATCGAGAACCTGAACTTGAACGCCAGCCAGCGTCAGGTGCTGGTGGAGGCCCTGCGCGGCCTCGGGCCGGCTGGCGACCGGCAGCCGGCGCACCTGTGTCATTGGCGGACCCGGTTAGACGGCGAGGCGGCCATCTTTGAAGCGCTGTTCGATGAGAGCAGGATCACGGTGCAGGCTTTCAAGAACCGGTTGGGCGTGATATTTGGCGTTGATCCGAACAGTATCGACCAGGCGGTTAGCAACGTCACCTTCGGCGCCAGGGACACCGCCGTCGTGACGTTCTCGCGCAACAGCACCGACTATCTAAGGGTGGCCTTCTTCGGCTACGACGGGGTGGACTGGCCAACGTGGGATGAGAGCCGGGTAGAGACACTGGCATACCTGGCAGCGAATCAAGAGGAATGGGAGCCGGAGGAGCTGTGAGTGTTATACTCGATTTGAGAGTATTTATCCCGCTTGTTTTGATTGGAATGTCGCCGGTATCTCCAGGGACCGTCGTGGTACCTGAACCGAGTCCGCACCGCTACACGGCAGGCTTGCACGGAATGGTCGAGACCGAAGCGATGGGCAGTTACTCCTGGGGTCCAATGATAGCTGATGGCGGTGAGTACGAACGGATGCCAATGATCCGCGACTGGGATGATCTGACGGAGCAGGTTCTCAATCAGCTCACCTCCACGAATATCGTCGCCACGCTGGGAGGCAACTCTGCCTGGCTGATGCTCTTTAACGAGCCGGACCTGCCCGAGCCAGTGGGCGCTGATGCAACCATTGACACGGTCGTCAGGGCTCAGGCCATCACCGAAGCTCTGTTTCCCGACCGCTTGCTCGTCTCGCCGGCCTACTCGCAACACAACTACAGACACGTTGAGCAGGTGTATGACAGATTTTCCGAGATCTATAGCCGGCCACCTCGGTGGGACGCTCTTGCCTTTCACTGCTACTTTTACGATGGCCCCACACTGACACGGTGCACGCACATCGTCGACTGGTACGTGGCCAAAGCTGCCGAGTGGGGGATAGCTGAGGTGTGGTGTAGTGAGTTTGCATCGGTCGCACGAGTGACCCCAAGTGGCCCGCTGTGGGAACCGGCGGTGACAAGAGGGCGGGACTTTATCGACTATATGGACGCGGCGGGCGTGGCCCGCTGGTTCTGGTACGGCTATGGCTTCCCGCCCAGCTACACCTCTAGCCTGGTCTACGAGGAAGGAACGTTGTCCGGACTGCTGACCCCACTAGGCGAGATGTATAAGCAGCGATGATGGTGACACAGCATCGAGGAGATCGTGCCCGAGGGCGCGGTGATAAGGGACCAAGGATGGTGACCAATGACCGACTACTACATTGACCCAAGGATGGGGAACGATCGAGACCCGGGGCTGACGCCGGTGGCGCCGTGGGCGACATTGCACAATGTTCCCGGCTATCCATTTGTGCCGGGCGACCGAGTGCTGTTGGCCCGGGGCGGGGTGTGGGACCACGGGCTGACGGTCAACGCCGACGACATCTCAGTGGGCGCGTATGGCCAGGGCGACCTGCCGCGCATCGAACAGGACGGCCGGGCGGTCGAGATCAACGGGTACCACGTGCGCCTGTGGGACCTGGAGATCGTGGGCGGGCTATCGGGTATCCGGCTGTGGGGTGCGCACAACTTGGTCGCGGGATGCACTGTCCGCGACGTGGTGGGCGAGAACGACGGGGTTGGTTTCTGGATGCTCAATCACAACAACGAGGTGGGCTACTGCACGATCCTGAACTGTAGCCACCCGCACCCGCAATGGGGGTGCGACGGCGGTGCCTTCGAGTGGTTCTGGTACGCAGATGACTGTTGGATCCACCACAACGTAGCGGTGAACTGCTGCGGTTTCCTGGAGGTCGGCACGTACGAGGGCCAAGGATCGGCCAGGCGGGCGCGGGTGGAGCACAACCTGAGTATCAATAATCGGGTGTTCTCCTATATGCACGGAGCAGGGAGCGATTGGGGCACGGAGATCGAGGACTTTGCCATTCGGTACAATACGATCGTAGAGTTGCCGGACTTGTACCAGGGCTATCTGTTTGGCGGCGACTTGAGCGGGGCGGTGATCGGGGAGAATGTGATTTATACACCTGATCGGGTGGTGATGCCGTGAGACGTAGTACGTAAGGAAGTGCATTATGACGACGTTTCCAACGCGGGCGCTTTTGGAAGGCGGGTCGACGCATCGGGGCACCCCTATTTGGCCCAAGCCCCAGCGGCTTTTAGAGTTATTAAGGATATAACACGGACAATAGCATGACAAAGCGTAAGCTATTAGCAATATGGGCATTCCCATTCTGGTTGATCGGACGTATAGTAGGGCTAGCAGTGGCCATGCTTAAGTGGGCGATGTATGCAATCATCACAGGATATTGGGAGGGGAGGGAGTTAATTGAATCTGTTAGATAGAATTATAAAGACCTCCCGTCGTAATGTATATGGGACTAAGAAGCTCCCGTTCATTTGGCCGGATTGGAGGGGCGGTACTCCGCAGTGGCACATAGTTGACCTGCAATCATATATTAATGAGGGATTTAACCTCAATACGTTAATTTATTCTGCAATTATGTACAAAGTTCGTGCCATTGGCCAAGCCCCGCTACGGGCATATACTGGGGATTTTAAGCATCCGGAGGTATTACCCCCAGACCACCCTATGACTATGTTGGCGGCCAGGCCAAATGAGCATCAATCGTTCAAGGAGTTTCAGGGGCAGAATATTGTTTATCTGAATCTGGCTGGGAACTGTTACATATTCCTCGACTACGAAAAGATCACAGACAAAATGCCACGAGCCATGTATTCACTACGGCCGGACAGAACGTATGTAATACCAGACAAGGGCAAGCCGGGCATTAAGGGCTATTTATACGTTCCAGAGGGGACCGCTGTGCGGGATGGGGTTCCTATTTTACCTCAGCATATGATACATACAAAGTTCCCTAATCCCGGTGACCCATTAGAGGGGATGGGGGAGGGGCTATCCCCAATGAGTCCATTGGCACGTAGTGCAGATGTAGATAATAGTGTAACTCACTTTTTGAAGCTGTTCTTCGAGAAGGGCGTTATGATGCCCGGTCTGTTAAGTTTTCCAGAGCCATTGGACGATACTACTATAGCAGAAACACGTCAACGTTGGAAGGACATCTACGGCGGGTATCTAAATTGGGCCGAAGAGATCGGAATGGTTGGGCGTGGGGCCACATACCAACGTATTGGCCTATCGTTTGAGGAAATGGGATTTGGGGAGTTAGATACACGTAACGAGACGCGTATTTTGGGGCCGTTCGGGGTCCCTCCTATTCTAATCGGGGCTAAGGCGGGACTTGAGAGTTCAACATATAGTAATTATGGTCAGGCTAGAAAGGCGTGTTGGGAGGATACATTAGTTCCCGAGCTTGGGCTATATGAGGTAGATTTTCAATATTATCTTAAGCATCCGGACGGATGGGTGGCGTTCGATACAAGCAAGGTCCCAGCCCTACAGAAAGACATTCCCACATTGGTTACAGCGGCCCATCAGATGTGGACAATGGGTGTCCCAGCCAATCAGGCGTTCTATACAGTGGGATTGAATGTGGAGCCTGTACCAGGCGGGGATATTGGGTATCTACCGATGGCGATTATACCTACTGGAACGGAGCCAGGGGGAACCCCAGTTATGCCGGAGCCGCCGGTCCGTCCAGTCGATCAAGAGGAAATGCGGCGAAAAAAAGTTCCTGGCCCCTCAGGGGCCTGGAAACTTAGGTTCTGGAAGGCATTTGATGTACAGGCTAAGAACTGGGAGGGAGCATTTGGACTAGCAGCAGATAGCCAATTTGAGGTAGATAAGCGGGGTGTACTGGCTGCGCTACACAGAGGTAAGGCAAGGGCTATACAAGACAAGGCTACCATAAACTGGAGTCGTGTCGAAGAGGACGTTTACAACTATTTGAGAAACGCTGGTGAAGGGTGGAGGTCTACGTTCGTACCATTGTACCAGGGTTTGATAGAAGATAGAGCACAAGTGTTGACTGAACAATTCGGCATGTCGTTTGATGTGCGGAACTGGTTAGCTGAGGCGTTTCTGACTGACCCAGAGTTTGTGATACCGTTTGCCGAGCAGCCACTTATTGATACCACACAAGAACACGTCAAGCAATTATTGCAAGCTGCTCAAGAGAATGGATGGGGCATTGACGAGACTTCCAATAACCTGGAGAAACTATTCAACCAGTACGTTGTCGGGGATGGACGACCAGAGGACTTTTGGTTCCTAGAACGTATGCCACCTCACCGCCGGGAATACATTGCAAGGACAGAAACTATACGGGCCAGCAATTATGGTAGTTTCGAGACATACAAGGCTTGGGGGGCAGAAGGTAAGGAGTGGTTATCGACACCGGATAATAGGACCAGGGATACCCACGTAGAAGTCAATGGGCAGAAGCGGAAGATAGACGAACCGTTTGATGTAGGTGGGGAGAAACTGATGTACCCAGCTGATCCTGCTGGTAGTGCTAAAGAAGTTCTCCAATGTCGTTGCACAACCTTGCCCGTATTGAAGATGGAAGAGCCCTCCTTTGACCGGGCAGTGGAACAGTTAGATGCATATAATTGGAAGGTAGGCGAAGATACTTATGTAGAGATGTTGAAAAAGTCAGATCCCAGATGGGATAGGGGAAAACTTAATGCCAGGCAGATTGGCCTAATCCGTGTTGGGGATCAAGAGACATTGATTTTGGCAGATGGTGTGTGGGAAGGCGGGAAGCTAATAGATGTGTCTGCCAAACAACGAAACAGTCTGATCGAAGAAGCAGTCATACCATGGCTACAGAAGATTCCTGGGGAACATGTACAAGGATTACATCGTGTTGTGTTTACAAATAATGTTTCTGGTATGGCAAGTGGTGATTATCATTCCATAGCCCTAAAATATAGAACCGGGGTGATGGAAAATGCAGCGGGATGGATAAACATACATGGGTGGCAGGAATATTATGAGCATGGTGGAGTAGCTAATATAGTCAGTACGCTGAAGCATGAGTTGGGCCATCATGTATGGGATTATGTCTTAAGTGATGCGGATAGGATAAGGTATGCTAATGGTTTGGGTATCCCAACAAGTGATCCGCATGCTTTGGGATATCAGTATGAGAATTTTGATACGCTAAGGCTGGTGTATGAGACTGAGGTTGGGAAAGATATACCAATGATCAGTTACTATGGACAGACAAATGTATTTGAGGATTTTGCAGAATTATATAAAGGATATAGCAGTATTGCGGGAGAAATGGATAATTCCATAAATTATGAATCTTATAGTAGTTTACGTATACTATTTGACCCATATACACAGCAAGCGGTCGATTTAAGAATGGCCTTATTGAGGGGGGATATATGGCCATGATACAAGGGGATACAGTTAGAATATATTCTAATCCAGATAATGGACGGCGTGAGAATTATCCTTTTGAGGGCTGGAGATATTATACGGAATATATACATACTGAGAATGGTATATCTTGTGCTAGTGGAGTGAATCGAGAGATGGTTTCTGGTAATAATACTTTGGATCAGGGTAATTCCCAGGATGAAGATGTATAATCACCATCTACTTCGCCAAGGCGCTTTCCTGTATAGGTTGTCTTACATGTCTGGATTAAATTGAGTAATCTAGTTTGGGATGATATGGAAATATTATTATGTCTATATTGTACATATGCACCAGTCCTTTTACATATTCGCCAAATTCTTACATCTATTTGTCTATTAGTATGATCTGTAAATATATCGATAATTTTCATAATAATTCAAAGGATGGGCTTGAGCCATAGGGATTTACGTTTGCCCTGTAAGCGTAAGCGCAGCTCCCTTCGCCATTCGAGCCAGTGGGTTGATGTGAACATGTGTTTCATTACAAATTGGGCAACCAACTCAGGGTTATCGGGTAATGTTATTAGGGAATCTAGGGGAACTTCCCATGCGGCTATTGATAGAATGTTGCCCCAGCAAAAGCATACTACTCGATTGAATAGTCTATGCCTATTATGAGGGGGATAAGGCGCATTGGTAGGGGTGACCAATATACCGCCACAGGATTTTCTGGCTCCAGCAGAACAAGTTATATTCATTCTGTGTACCCTATCATCGAAGGAGCATAACAACCCGTCTTTCCAGGGCATAGTGATGGGGCCACAGTCTCCCCATAGCCAATTATATACATGGGCTAATGTGGGGTAGTATGTATGATATGTAGCAGGAAATGTATGTAAGTGCTCTTTTCTGGTGTTCTTATTGAAGGTTATTGTTTTTTCTGGTATATAGACAGTTTTTGTTTCCATGATAATAGTATACCACAAGAAATGGTCTTGTAAACTAAGGAGGGCTAATTATGCTTATAGAACGAGAATATAAACGGAGACCTGCTTTTGTAACAAAGGCAGACGAAAATGAGGGAATAGTAGAAGCAATCTTTGCAGTTATGGGGGTTGTCGATGAGGGACTTGATAGGATACATAATGGGGCTTTTGCTAAGACTTTTGTAGAACGTGGGCATAAGGTCAGGTTGCTTGATTCCCATAATGCCCACAGTGTTCTCAACTCATTGGGTAAAGTGATGGCATTGAAAGAAATAGGGGAAGGGGATTTGCCAATTGACTTGGTGAAAGCCTATCCTGACGCAACCGGAGGCGCTTGGGCACAACTTAAGTTCAATCTCAACACTGCAAACGGGCACGACGCCTTTCAGCACATAAGGGCGGGGGATGTAGATGAATGGTCTTTTGCCTACGATGCTACCAATAAAGATTTTGAGGATATAGAAGGGCCAGATGGAGCTACACAACAGATACGTAACCTGAAGGAACTACGTCTGTACGAAGTGAGCCCTACGGTGTTCGGGATGAACCCTGCCACAACCACAGTCGGGGCCAAAAGTAAGGACACAAAGACGTGGACTTTTGTGATAAATGAAGGCAAGTATTGTGTCTATGAAGTGGGCACTGATGGTCACGCCGTAGGGGATATACTCAAACGCTTTGACAAACAAGAAGAGGCTGAGACATATATTGGTTCGCTTATGGGTGTCAAAGAAGGCAAGCCTTGGGATGTAGTCACAGAAGGTGGGCAGTATTGTGTCTACAAGGTGGATGCAGATGGCAACCCCACTGGTGAGGCAATGAGCTGCTACGATAATGAGAGCGATGCACAGGACTATGTAGCGGCTCTATACGCTAACACAGAAGAAGAATTCAGTAAGCAGGAACCAGGGGGACCCGAGACTTGTGTCTGCCCAGATTGTGGGTACGAAACAGAGAAAGAACGCGGAATTCCCTGCCGTTCTATGGAGTGCCCGGAATGTGGGGTATCCCTGGTGGCTGGTACGACTGAGACAGATTCTGTGGATAAGTCCGTTAATTTATCCGAAATGGTTAATACAGTCAGGGCCGCTTTTGAGGGCGAACATAACGCAGAGGATGGTCCTTGGGATTACTGGGTTGCTACAGTGTATGACGACTATGTAGTGGTGGAGTATTATCCAGAGGGCAAACATTATGCTGTGTCTTATGCTAGAAACGAAGATGGTATAGCATTTGCAGATAAGGATACTTGGGTAGAGGGTAGCTTGGAATTTGTACCCAACGTGGAAGTTGAAGAAATGACAGATCCATTGGAGAATATAGAGACCACTATAATTAATATCATCGACGGTAAGGCCGGGCGTGTTCTAGCCCAGCGTAACGCGGACCGCTTGGTGGGTGCGTTGCAAACCTTGCTAGATGTACTAGAGGACGCTGGTATCGACGTACCAGGGTACGAATCTGGTTCCTACGAAGAGCCAGAGGAAGATGAGGATGAGGACGAGAAAGCCTCCGCCGCACAAGAGGCCGGGCCGATAGAGATATCACCCACCTTCAGCACGGAGATAGAAAAAGAATTAATAGACATAGAACTTTATTTATAGGAGGAATAAACAAATGAATTACAAGGAGATGCTCCGGGAGGCACGGAGTCTCTTCGAGAAGGCGACCCAACTTCATGCGAAGGCACGTGAGACTGAGGATGCTGATGAGCGCAAGGCTCTTCTAGAGCAGGCCGATCAGTTGTCCGAGCAAGCACGTACCATCAAGGAAGATGGGCTCAAGTTCCGGGAGATCGAAATGTCCGCCAAGGAGCTAGATGAGGAGATTGAGCGGGTTACACAGGAGAAGGAAAAGCAGACTCCCAGTGTACCAGGCTCAAACGGGTTCAAGGAGTGGAACGAGTTCCTACATGCCTGCTATAAGGCAGGACATCGGGAACCTGGCGTTAGGCAGCGGGATGAACGCTTGGTCTACTTCAAAGATGAGGCCGTCGGTGGGCATGACCAGAAGCAGATGGTCGAGAGTGTTGGAGCTAGTGGTGGGTTCCTGGTTCCTACAGAGTTTCTGGCCCAGTTGCAGGCTGTAGCTGCGGAATCGTCTATCGTACGACCACGTTCTACTATTATCCGTATGGCGAGACGGGCTATTGATATCCCGGTGTTGGATCAGACTGGGACGACCTCTAGCCAGCCGCACTGGTTCGGTGGGATGTTGGCGTACTGGGCGGAGGAAGCGGCCGAGAAGACCATTACCACGGCAGAGTTCCGCAAGGTGGAGCTGGTAGCACATAAGCTGATTATGTATACCCGCGCCAGTGATGAGCTGTTGGACGATGCAGCTATTTCACTGTCCGACTTCCTGGCGGGGCCGCTGGGGTTTCCTGGTGCTGTGGCGTGGCATGAGGATTATGCGTTCCTGCGTGGGACTGGTGCTGGACAGCCGTTCGGTATTATATCGGCGGTCAACCAGCCAACCATTGTAGTCGCTAGAACTGCCGCTAATAATGTCTACTACGGAGATCTGGTCAATATGATGGAGAGCTTCTTGCCCAGCGCCAATGGCGTTTGGGTTGCTCACCAATCTGTTATGTCCAATCTGATGACTATGATGGATCAGGCAGGCGGCGCGGCCAACACTGGTACGTATATCTGGGGTAGTGCGGCCGATGGGGTTCCGGCCCGACTGTTGGGCTTGCCCATTATCTTCACAGAAAAGACGCCCCGGATTGGGACACAGGGTGACGTTCTCCTGGCGGATATGAGATACTATCTAATTGGGGATCGTCAGGCCACAACTGTTGAGAGCACGCAGTACGACTACTGGAGATATGATCAGACAAGTTGGCGTGCTGTTCACCGTGTTGATGGGCAGCCTTGGTTGAGTGCGCCCCTGACGCTACAGGATGGGACCTCGCAGTTCAGTCCTTTTGTCATCCTTGGCGATGCAGAGAGCTCTTAGGATAGGAGGTAATAGAAATGAGTGATTATACAGCACGCTTGAGCGAGCAGCTTTATCCGCTGGATGTTGAGCATGCAGATAGCCAGGATGCTGGAACGCATAATGGTACTTGGGTTGCTGTCAGTACGTATCATCGCGTCTGGTTTGTTCTGGACGTTGGTGATATGGCACAGGGTGCGACCCTGGATGCTGGGATTCAGCAGGCTACGACAACTGGTGGGGCGGGAGCTAAGGCAATTACTGGTAAGACGATCACCCAGCTAGCGCAGGCTGATGGGGATGGTGGGGATCTGGTATGCATTGAGCTACAGACAGAGGAATTGGATGTGGACGGTGGGTTCGACTGTGTCCGGTTCTATGTTACAGTGGCCAATGCTGCTGTGGAGTATAGTGCGATTCTTTATGGGTGTTCGCCTAGATTCCTGCCCGTACCCACGACCAATTGGGAAGAGATTGTCGGTTAGGTAGGTTTCTACGGTTTATAGTATAGTATACCACCTAAAATCGGGTTAAAATGCTACCAAAATAGGAGCATTTCGAGGCCGAAAACCCTATATATGGGGGTTGTGTGTGACCCGACCCCCATATATAGGGATCAGGGGTATTTTTATGTGGATACCTTATGGGTACAATTATACCTTAGCGGTTAACTGGTAACGACCCCCATATATGGGGGTAAAACACACATTTTTCTAAACTATACGTTTTATACTATGGCTAAAATCTGGATTCGATGTCTTACTATAGTCAGGTCAACCGATCAACATGGCAGGCCCTCAGTCTACCATCCTGGGGATTGGGCCAAGGTTGGCAAACATGAGGCCCGTCAATTAGTTGCACAGGGAAGCGCTGAAATACCTAATGTGCAGACTAGGCAGACTGCGTATGATTGGTACGATTGCGGGGTAGTTCTTAGGGGGAATACGGCTCCTGGACGTGCTGCCCTGGAGAAGCATTATCCTGGGCTAAACGTCACAAATGGTGGATTAGATCTAACATACTCTAGAAATCTACTATGGGATGCCACATCAAAAATGAATATGCGCTTCTTACCCGTTGGGTACGAACGGATGGTTAATGGCTGGCAGATGGCTGTGCCTCTAGTGGACTATGACCTATTAGCCACAGATATCGGTACAGAGGAGGAACGGGCTTATACGAAATCTATAATACGGGATTTGCGTGTACCAGTGTACGACACGAATATTATATTTGCTGTAAGATGTAATGATGTCCAGGCTTGGTTAGATAGTTGGAAACAGGAACAGAAGAAGGGTGGGGATATACGTCTATCGTTCTTACGGGCGTTATATATAACTAAGCCAATCATATGTGCGTTGCCGGTGACTTGGAAACAATGAGAATAATTGCGTATCCGTTGGGAGACTTGAATACAGCGTCTTCTAGGTATAGGGCATACTGGCCAGCAGAAGAGCTTGGGGGCAAGCGGTTTGCTGTTGCCACGACGGATAATGACTGGGAACAATCTACCATTGTAATGTTTCAACGTGCCTGTACTGTAGCCTATCAAGATATAGCCAAGCGGGCACATAATACCAGGAAGTTTGTAGTATACGATTACACAGATTTCTATTGGAGGACTGTTGGCGTAGATAAACCCCCAGATAGTGGGGAACTTAAAATGGTACAGTATGCCGATCTGTTGACGTGTTGTAACCAGGATGATGCGTGGCTACTACGTCGTACGTTTAATAAGCCAGTCCGTATCCTACCAAATATGCAGAAATTATCTCTTTACGTAAAGCAGAAAGTCTACGAAAAGACAGATTGCCCTGTGGTGTTGTGGGTAGGATACAACCATAATATTCGGGCACTGAAATCCATGTGGGCAGGATTACAGGAAGTTGCTAATAAGGGAATACAGTTTTCTGTTCTAATTGTCAATAACGATGGGGTAGTTCCCAAGCTGGTTCTACCACGCAATATAGAGGCAGTTCCATGGTCCTTAAAGAATCTAGGCGATATTATGTGTAGAGGGGATGTGGCAATAAATCCACAGATACCTTGTGCTAATGGTAGATACTACAAGGACAATAATAAGAGTGTAACCGCTTGGGCACATGGGTTGGCCTGTTTATCTTTTGATGAGGTAAAGAATTGGGCCAGGGAATTAGAGTGGCCATTGATAGATCGAGACAATAGGGCAGAAGAGGGGGAGTATAACAGACTGCGGGCAAGGGATTATGACGTCAGTGTTATGGCTCCTAAGTGGTGGGATATATTGGTGGAGGAATACCAGTGGTGGAAAGGTCCCCGCTAAAAATAGTATCGGATAGGCGAGGTTCCCTGGCAGAACTTTTTAGAGGAGATTGGGGACAGGTAAATGTGGTGGAAGTTTCCCCTGGCGCTTTGAGAGGCTGCCATAGACATAACAAGACAAATGAAGCTTGGGCATTTCTATATGGGATGGGTGTATTATACATGGAAGGGGAACACGGTACAGTAGAACGTATAGATGTATCCAGAGGCGACCATATATTTCTGCCTGCTGGTACGGGCCACGCCATTCGGAACACGGGACCGGAATTATTGGTATTTGTCTATTATATGGATCATATGTATAACCAGGAGAATCCAGATAAGGAACCATGGCTAGTAGAGGAGTTGTTTACGTAGCTGTTGGCCCCAATGCTAAGGAAGAGGCAAAAAAGAGCATACGAACATTGAGACGTCATAATAATCTAGATGTGCAGGTTATATCCGATGGGCTGATTAATGGGTGTAATACAGTTACATTCAATAATCCGGGGCGTGGGGCACGACGGGCAAAGTTGAGCATACATAATCTCGTGCCATGGGATAATGTACTGTATATAGATGCAGATACCAGAGTACATGGGAACTTAGAGGTTGGATTCGATATATTGGAGGATGGTTGGGATCTTGTTATAGTGCCAAGTGAAAATCAGAATGAGAATGCGTTATGGCACGTCAGAGAGGAGGAGCGGGAAGCAACCTTACAAGTAGTTCCTGCCCCCTTGCAGTTACAGGGCGGCTTGTTCTGGTTCAATAGAGAACGTTGCAAATATATGTTTGATGGTTGGCTGGATGAGTGGTTACGTTGGTCCGGTAAAGATCAAGCTGCTTTGTTAAGGGCATTAGAAAAAGAGCATGTTAAGATATGGCTTATGGGTAGACCGTTCAATGGGGGTAGCGTAGTAGAGCATCTATTTGGGAGGGCACGGTGATACCTGACATCTTTATGATGACATATAACCGCCCACAAATGTTATCCAGAACGGTTCAATGTCTATACGATCGTACTACTACGCCATTTAATTTACATATAGTGGATGATGGTAGTTATGCTGGTCAGATTGTGCTGTTAGGTTTATGGGGAGACGGCAAGGCCAAGACAATAGTTATGCGAGAAACCAATAGAGGGGTTCCGTATAATATTAGATTAATGGCTACCCTAACAGAAAGCGACCCAGTGATACTAATGGGAGACGACCATTTATGTCCACTGGTAGAACCGGATTGGTTGACTCGTGGTCTTATGGCTATGGATGAGAATCTCAATATGGGCATGTTAGCGTTGAACGACCCATCCTGTAATACTAACAACAGACGACACGTCAAGGAACGTGCTAAGCCCATCACAATCTGTGAGTTTGTCGGTGGTACGTTTCTATTCATACGCAGGGAAATTATAGAGTCATTTGTCTACCCGAAAGCTTGGGAGGCTATACAATCTCCATTGAAGAGCTGGGCTAATCATACAAGAGAGCTTGGGTATGATGTAGGGTATCTTGTGGATACTTATTGTCAACATATTGGGAAATTCTCGGCTAGGATGGGAACAGATATAAGCGAACATCTAATCGAACCGATAGATCCTGTAACATTGGAGCCAGCAGAAGAATATGCCTGGTAACATACTATTCATAGGGGGAACGGGCAGGTGTGGTACTACCCTGTTGCGCGACTGTTTATGTAAACATCCGGATATGACCACTACACCATATAAGTGGAGATTCATAAACGATCCCGATGGCCTGGTCGATTTCTGTTCCGGTACTGCATCGACGTGGTCTCCCTACATCTACGATGCGAAATTAAAAAGGCTAGAGAAGCTATTCAGTCTACTGGAATATAAATGTGGTGATGGACCTTATTGGGACTATGCCCTGGGAATGTGGCTACCTAATTACAGACGTCACGTGGATACGCTAATTGGAGAGCTTACCCAGTTTTCCTATAGCAGAGGCTGGGTGGGATCGCCCAATGTGGAAACAGCTATATATAGATACCCTGCTAGAGGATTATTGGGAGCGGTGCGGGATTTTATAACGAATATAGTGAATGATTATTTGACCCAGACTGGCGGCAGTATATTTGTGGATGCGGATACGTGGAACATACTGTTCTTCAGGGATATTTTACACATATTACCAGAGGCTAGGTTAATTCATATATGGCGGGATCCAATAGAGACCGTATGTTCTTTGGCCGAACAGCGTTGGATGCCAGATGATATTGAGCAGGCAGCTATGATATACAGAGATTTATTGATGCGCTGGGAGGCTGTGCGACATTCAATACCATATTACACATACACCCAAATCCAATATGAGGACTTAGTAAATAAACCAGAGGAAACCTTATATAAAATATGTGATTGGATAGGCATAGACTACACTAAAGAAATGCTACTGCCTATTGGGAGTCCGACTAGCAGGGTGGCTAATTTAGATACTATACAGGAGTTGTGTAATATAACACGTTTCACCAGGGAAGCCGGGTATGAGAGTACACATTGTCTGTGAACGTCTTAATACGTCTCGCATATTACCTAGGCTAGCCAAATATTTGGCCGAACACAATAATTGGACAGTCGGGGAGGAGCCCAGTACAGCAACAGATCTGAACTATTTTATTCCTTACATAACATGGCGTCAGCATTTTAATGGGTGGAAGAAAACTAAGCTAGCAGCATATTTTAGCCACTATGACATAAATAATAAAATGAAGGCTAAGTGGTGGCGGGAAGCGGCAGACGCCATGGATTTGTGTACCATAACATCCAATCAATATAGGGAACTTTTGGATGCTAATAAGACAATATACGTCAGGCCCCCAGTGGAGGTCGATAGGTTCACAATAAATCCTTGGGGTAAGTCGCAAATGCCCATAGTCGGAGTGATGGGGTATGTATATGGGGATGGTCGCAAGGGGGAAGACTTAGTAGAGGAGCTACTTAAAACACCGATAGCCAATACAGTGGAATGGAGAGCTAGTGGTAGAGGCTGGCCAATTAAGACCGTCAGCTACTCATGGGAGGAATTACCCAAGTTTGTTCAGGGATTGGATGTATTATTGTGCCCATCTAAATTTGAAGGCGTGCCGATGCCGCCATTAGAGGCTTTGGCGTGTGGGGTAAAAATCGTAATCCCAATGGGTGTTGGGATGTTGGACGATCTGCCAGATATGCCGGGCATATATAGGTATGAGGCAGAGAATGTAGTCGATATGGCCCTTGCCCTAAAACGTGCATGTACTGGCACGGCCAATAGAGGGGATTTACGTAACATAATCAAGGACACGTATACAGCGGCTACATGGTCGCAAGATCATAGAACAGGATTTGAGGAGCATTTTAGTAATGTGACAGTTGAAGCTAAGTTGCCAAAGTGGAAAGAGAGCTCTGGAGTCTATATAGTAGCGTTCGGGGAGCCCGCCAGAAAATGCGCCAACCTATGTATCGATTCTATACATAAACATATGCCTGGCCTTCCAGTATGTTTAGCCGCCGCGGAACCACTGGGGCCAGAGGATGTATTTGTAAAACATAAGGACGCGGATATAGGGGGCCGTATAGCAAAATTGTCCGCATACGCTTTAGCCCCCAAGGAATGGAATTATATACTGTATCTAGACGCGGATACCGAAGTTGTTGGTGATATAGGGTTTCTTTTTCAGGCGTTGCAGGATGGATGGGAATTCCTTATATGTAAGGATATGGACAAATATTCCACAGCGGTTATGATGAAACGCCCCGATAATAAAGACGAGTGTGAGGTGACCTGGGATTTGTTAGGGGCACGAGAGGGCGCGCTACAGTATAATGGTGGAATGATGGGCTTTCGCCGCAACAAGAGAACTGCCAAGTTCTTTAATATGTGGAGAGAGGAATGGGAGCGTTGGGGCAAACGGGACCAGGGGGCCTTATTGCGGGCGTTATATAGACAGCCTTTGAGAATGTATGTATTAATGAACCAGTGGAACGCATCAGATAGATATCCGTTGCCACCTGGCAATATAGCTATTATGCATCATAACGTAAAAGCTAGGCGCTGGGGTGGGATAGTCGATGGTAGATTAGACTCAGCTATAGCATGGGGTAAGGTAGAAGAATGGGAGCGCCATCATGGATACAGATAATAAACTAAAAGACAATCTTGTTAAAGAGCATCCAGAACTGGAGGAGATATTTCGCACAGTTAACAATCGAATTATTCGGTCTAAACGAGAGATATACGATTATCAGGCTGCGATGCTATACAAGTTGGCACTACCATATAACTCAGAAGGTTGTAGGGCGTTAGAGATAGGATCTGCTTTTGGGTATTCTTGTTGGTTCATTGCCCATGCTATGTCAAACGCCAGGCGGATAACTACGTTGAACCCAAAAGCCAAAGAATACCATCACACGGTTCGGGCGTTGTTACCGTTTGAGAACGTGCAGGTTATATGGATGCGGTCTTGGGATTATTTGAAATACTACTCAAAGCCGGCATTTAATTTCATATTTGTGGATGGGGACCATGAGCAGGTTGCCAGGGACTTACCCTGGTTTAATCTCCTAAGACCGGGCGGGCTTATATTGTTTCACGACTACGCGCCAGATGGTTCGGCTAGACCGGTCCCTACAGTGTACAATGTATTGAACGACGCCAAGCAACGGCTCAAGAGAGATTTTGATATCTATATTGTGGATGACAATCAAGTGGGCATGGTAGGCTGGTATCGTCAAGAGGGGGAACAATTGTGAAGAGGCTCAATCTTGGCTGTGGCAAGGATGTTCGGGGGGATTGGATCAATCACGATATAAAACAGCACGACGCTGCTATAGATGTTGTATGGGACTTAAATAAGATACCCTGGCCCTGGGACGACAGCTCTGTAGATATGATCCACGCCATTAGCGTATTGGAGCACCTTAAGCTAACATTCATAGAATCCCTAGACGAGTGTTGGAGAATACTTAAGCCGGGAGGGGCACTTTACGTAAAGTTTCCCATCTACACTTCACCATTCATACATCATGACCCTACACATAGATGGTTCTGGGATGAGTCTACACCAAATTTTGTAGACCCGGCTACGGATTTGGGCAAGCGATACAGTTATTATACGACTAGGAAATGGGAGACATTAGATAAGAAGGTTACGGATAAAAATTGCTGGATCACATTGAGACCACTTAAGAAATGAAGGTAGCATTAATACACAGGGAGGGACCTAGGGGAATAAATCGTTCTGTCGGATGGTGGGCGTACGATGTACCAGAGTTTGAGGTAACACATTTCCCGGTTCCCAAGTATTCCAGACATAGTAAGAGTGAGTTCAAAGAGTTTGATATCATAATACAGGAGGATCACAAAACAAAAATAACATGGAGGGATGACACGGATAGGCCGCCAAGATGCTATCATATTGTGGATTCGTTTAAGAGAGATCAATATCTAGACAGGCGGTATTATGCTACTGGAGCAGATTTATTATTGGTGGATTGTGACAGTATAAAGCGGTTCAGAGATATTGCCCCAGTCAGGAGATTCAACTATTGTGTCAATGTAGAAAAGTTTTATGATATGGGTCTAGAGAGGGATATAGATATCGGATGGTATTATCGACCTAATTTTCCAGAACGTGGGGAGTTGGACCTATGGTTGAAAGGCTTTTGTAAGGAACATAATTGGGTATATAGTTCAGGGAAGCGTGTCAAAGGCAATTATGTAGAGTATCTAAACAGGACAAAGATATCTATAAATTTATGTAGATTTGACACTATGAGAACACATAGGGTATTCGATTCCATGGCTTGTGGGTGTTGTTTGGTTACATCCCCAATTGCGTTTATAGCTGGGGAAGAACGGGAGGAAAATAAGCACTATCTAGTGTTCAGGAATTATGACCTATTAGCCAAGCATTTGATGTGGTTAATGGAGGGTAATTGGAAGGGCATAGCCGAGGCAGGAAAGGCTCTGGTGGACACATATCATACATGGGATGTTCGGGCTAAAGAGCTTTATACTACACTGGTGAAGGAGTTTCCATGGCTAGGATCCTAATAACTGGTGGCGGTGGGTTCATAGGTGTACATCTAGCAAACTGGTTCATTCGGTCCGGTCATCAGGTATTTGTCGTAGATGATTGCTCTAAATGGGGGGATCTATCGTTTAGATACCTGGAGGGATGTACGCTGGTACAGGGTAGTATCTTAGACGATAGGGTTTATGGCTGGTTTCCACGTCCAAGCATAATATATCATCTAGCTGTGATACCTATAGGGCAGGCCGAAGATGAACCGTTGCGTAGCATACAGGTGAATATTGCCGGTACAATGAAGGTGGCTAATTATGCACAGCGTGTAAAGGCAGATGGGCTAGTCTATGTGTCATCGGCTAGTATCTACGGAAATGGTCCTATTCCTAGCACAGAATATAGCGAGCCACATGTAGGGTGCATCTACGCTGCGGAGAAACTGATAGGTGAGAATATATGTCTTAGCGCACGTTTACCTGTTACTATATTTAGATTGACTAATACGTATGGACCAGATATTGATGGGCATAAGATACGTCATAGGGGCAGTATAGGCAGAATAATTTACGCCCTATACGATGGTGGACCGTTTGCACTATTTGGGGATGGTTCACATACTAGGGATTACGTCTATATAGATGATGTAGTTAATGCCCTGGTTCGGGTGGATGGTAATGGTATATATAATGTAGGGACTGGAATAGAAACCACCTCCGCTAGATTAGTAGAGCTAATAGGAAATATAATGGGTAAGGATGTACATATACGGCAGGCTCCCTTGCGAAGGATTGATTACATAAAACGCAGGGCGTTGGATATTAGTAGAATTAGGCGAGATTTGAATTGGGAGCCTACGGTAGACCTAGAGACTGGGCTAGCTAGATGTGTTGCTAGTATGGAGGAATAGTATGGCATATGCCACATTCACAGAATTTAAGGAGCATACAACTCTACGAGATACAAGTGGTGATAATCAGGCCAGTGTAGAAAGACTATTGGATGCGGCTAGTAGAAATATAGATCGTTTCTGTAATCGTCCAGATGGGTTCGAGGCAGATAGTTCGGCCAGTGCCAGAACATACGCTGGGTCCGGTACGCCCTATCAACGTATAGACGAGTGTATAGAAATAACTCTAATAGCAGTTAAGGATTCAGCCACAGACGATAGCTATACTAGCTGGGGGGATGATGATTGGGTAGCGTATACAGGTGATCCAAGACGTCCAGATTTTAATAGATTACCCTATACCGGAATAATGGTCGATCCTACTGGGGGTGAGAGTGTATTCACCAGTGGGAAATTCACCACAAGAGCCGGATTTAGGCCAACAACAGAGGTATACAGAGGTGTGCCTACGGTACAGGTTACGGCTAAATGGGGATATAGCGAAGATATACCCGAAGACATAAAAATGGCCTGTATAATGCAGGCAGCTAGGTGGTTCAAACGTATGCAAGGGAATATGGCGGATGCTGTAGCCAGCGGAGACTTTGGTATGATGATGTATGTCCAACAGCTAGATCCGGATATACAACAGCTATTAATTGCTGGACGGTATGTAAGGCCGGCAGTAGGGCTAACGTGACAGGTATTAGGGTAGAAATACAGGGGCTGAAGGAAGCTCAAGCTAAGATGGAGCAGGTAGCCAGGGATGTCCATGGTACTCCTATGGTAGACGCCATGAAGCAGGCTACATTGCTAGTAGAGGGGGATGCCAAACGAAATGCCCCTGTGGACACAGGAAGATTACGGGCCAGTATAATGCCGGAGGTTCGGGTAGCTGGGGTATTTAATAGGACTGTTCAGGGTGTGGTGGGTAGCAATGTCCAATATGCGTGTATCTTTAATGCACACACTAATATAATCACTAAGAGTGGGGGTAAAACTATTGGACAAATAGAAGTAGGGGATTATGTTTTATCTCAGGATGGGCTATATCACAAGGTAGTAGCCAAGAATATATTCCCTGCCACGGAGAAACCGGAGCTAATAGATATAGAAGCATATTGGCGGGCGGGCCATAATCATAATATTACATTGACTATAGATCATAAAGTATTAGTGTATAGAAATGGTAGAAATAAGTGGGTTGAGGCTGGGGAATTAGAGATAGGAGATCAGTTATATCAACGTAAGAAGATAGCACACAATAAGGGTAAATCAAAGTATTCCTCCCGTATATGCATAAATTGTGGCAAAGAATATGAACGCGGGCATGGCGAGGGGAAAACTATGGGAATAAAATATTGTTCCCACGAATGTAGATATGAGCATTGGGCCGCTGGCAATAACCCACATATAGGCAGGAAAAGGGCGGCGTCTACAAGAAAGAAAATTAGTGAACGAATTAGGGAACGGATACAAAACGATCCTCAATCACGGTTAAATTGTATATTAGCACGCAGGGGATTTGTAACATCACACGAACAAGAAATTAAAGATTGGTTAGACGATATGAATGCTGAATATAAATTCCAAGAACCTATAGGAAAACACGTCGTTGACTTTTATGTACCCTCAATAAATACTATATTTGAGGCCGATGGAGCATATTGGCACCAGGATCAGCAGAAAGATATAGATCGGGACAAGAAATTACTTAGCAGCATCCCGGAGGCTTGTATATTTCACATACACTTCTATGATAATAGATTTAGCCCAGAGTTAAATACTTGTCCTATTGATAATGTGTATTATGTCCCTGTAAATCCTGGAATGTCTAGCTTCACCAATCTAGATGTTCTATGTGCGAGTGAGGTAGTAGCTTTGAGAAGATGGATATATGTAAGGCCACCAGGTAAGTGGGGGGCTAAGGTAGCAAAACTGTATGACCTATCGGTTGAAGGAATGCATTCTTTCTTTGCTAATGGGTTATTGGTATCAAACAGTCATGTTGAAATGGGAACTGGACCTGCTATTGGCAATTCAGCCTACTCCCCGCCCGCCACCAATGTGGCTGGCTGGGCACATAGGCATGGGATATCTGCCTATACTGTAGTAGAGGCTATCCGTAGGAAGGGGACTAAAGCTTACAGATACTTACAAAGGGCCGTAGAAGATAATGCCGATAGAATACAAAGTATTCTGGCAGGGGCGTTGGATAAGATAGCAGACAAATGACTACATATAACCTGAGCGATATAATCGATTCTATTGAAGAAGCTTTAAGTGTGGCGGCCTCCTTAAATGCGTCACAGTCCTACGACGAGTTAACAGAGGCTATAATGGACCCACCCACATTACAGGTATATCCAGACGAAGGTGGGGCCAGTGAGTATTCCGACACGGATAGAATAACATTAGGTAATAGAACAACCAGCAAAAAGCATAGTGTCAAGGTCTATACAATCTTCGTTGATTTATTAGCCAAACAGCGGGCCAATATCGGAGAGGATATGAAAACCCTGGTGGATTGTATAGACGAGATAGAGGACATACTAGATACCCAGGATTATCCGGTGTTCGATAACGATAACATTATATCGTTTAGTTGGGAGCCTTGGCGTAGGGTATTGTATACGTATTCCAATATAGATTATGTGGGGGCACGGTTCACATTAACTGTTAGGTGTGGGAGGACTGAATGATATTATATAGAATACTGAAACCATTATCCACTGGGGAGTTGCCTGGAATGATCGTACCAGGCAATAGATTTAAGGGGCATATAGCTAAGGCGCTGATAGCAAACACAGCTATTGCCGAAGTTCACGGGCCTCCTCTTGTAGAGATACCAGGGTGGAAAACAAGATCAAAGCGGTTAGAGAAAGTGGATGTGTATACAGCAATAGAGTTTCTAAATATAGATAACGATGTAATAAGTGAGCTGTTCAACCATAGATCTAAGCGTACAGTTAAACAGTGGAAAGCAGAGGTGGAAGATTGGCTGATTGTAGAGATAGCAAGGGCACGGCCCGTCAAGCGTCGGATGGGCACGTGAAAGTAATCATAATCTTATAGTTAATAGGAGGAAATAATGGCACAAACTACAAATCAAGTCCCAATGGCGTGCGGGAAACTAGAGATCAGTGTAGACGACTGCGTATCGTGGACGGATATCAGTGGTGAGGCTCAGAGTATTAGTGGTACTGAGCAGACCGTCATGAGCGGTGAGGCTTACACGTTCTCAGGCGATACGGCATTGCCAGGCGGCGGTAAACGAGAGCCGATGGAGCTGGAGGTTGTTATTGTCTATACAGAGGCAGATGATGAGGCGTATCAGTTGGTACGTAACGCCTTTGAGGAGGCCGGCACTTGTGGCGGTGAGATATGTTTGCGGTGGTCGCCACGTGGCGGCTCTGCCGGACATGAGCAATTAACCACAGGGTCTGGGCAGCTAACAAGCTTTACATATCCAGCTATGGATGCCAGCGCTGGTGGACCAATTATGGTTGGATTCACTGTTAAGGTCGGCTCCATCACAACTACAATCGTAGCATCATAATATATAGGAGGGATTGATGGCACAGGAGATTAGGGTTAATCTAGATTCAATGACGCTAGGTGATCTGGAGAAGCTGGAGTCGGACAGCTTTACTGACATGTTGAAGGTATTCGATCACGTTGTCTACCTGGAGGGTATTCCCGAAGAGGAACAGGAGGAGGCCCTTAGAAATATGAAGTGGACAGCCATATCAGATATAGCGGATGCTATCCGTGAAGCTGTTGAGGAGGCCACTAATCCCAAAGAAGGCGGAAAAAACTAGCCTTGCGGCTGGCCAGCTTCCTATGGGCGGGGGCTGGCCGGCCGCCAAAAGAATACGTAGAGTATCGAATACGGATGCTGTATAACCTTCCACCTGGGGTGGTCTTAGTGGGGCAAGACTTCCTGACAGCATTAAGGGACTTACGGTGTAAGGGTATGGAGCTCCAAGTACAGGCACAACGGCAAAAGATGAGGTCTCGTGGCTAGAGATACCACAATAAAGGTCATAATTGAAGGGCAGGATAAGACCGGCCCGGCTATACAAGGCGCTACGTCTGGCCTAAAAAGCATGGGGGCAGGTATGCTAAAGAGTGCCGCCGCCTTCGGTGTCGCTCAAGCTGCCGCTAGCGCCCTGATTGGTACAGTGGTGAATCTTGCCGAATCCCTGTCTAAATTAGGCCCTACAGCAATCAAGACCGCAGGATCCTTCCAAGAAATGGGGCTTGTGGCTCAGGCTGTTGGTCAGACAGTAGGTATGCAAAGGGACGAGATAAACCAGGCCATAGATGATCTGAATAAGGCAGGGATTAGGTATGATGCTGCCTCACGTTCTGTGGCCCTGTTTGCCAGGAATCAGGTGGATTTAGCCTACTCCACTCAACTGGCTAATGTAGCACAAGGCGCGGCTGTTCTCTTGCAAGAAGACTCCTCTGAGACAATGAACAAGCTAATGATGGCTATTAGCACGGGCAACTCATATATGTTGCGTCGTATGTTATTGTCTACACAATTGAAGGAAGAGGAAAAGAAATTTGCCGAAGCTCTGGGCAAGACAGTGGATCAGCTCACCCAACGTGAGAAGGTAGAGGCCAGGGTTCAGGCTATTATACGGGACTCTGCTACGCTTACTAATGTCTATGGTGCAGCTATGGAATCCCCTACAAAAGCGCTACGGTCATTGACCGGACGTGTATTACCAGAAATGTATGCCAGCCTGGGGCAGATGTTTCTACCTGCCTGGAAGTCGGTTATAGATACAGTATCCACCGCCGCTAAAGCCATAAAAACAGCAGCCAATGAGGGGGGATCTTTGTATCCTATACTGGTTAATTTGGGGGCAGTTGCCTCTATGGCTGCGGATGGGTTTAAGAACTTAGTGAAGGGGTTACTGCCTGCACAGGAAACCGCCGCAGAAGCAGCCAATAGAATATGGAGATTGGAGCACCACATGAGCGCTCTTCCTGCTGCCGCAGAAAAAGCGGGCAAAGGGTTGCTTACTGGGCTTGTAGATAGGCTAATGACAGCCGCATCTGCTGCTTTCAGTGGTGGTATAGAAATAGTTGCTTCTCTAGCAGAGGGCATTGTACAGGGTATAGCATCCACGCTTACCTCTGTAATGAATTACCTAAGTTCTGTGCTTACCTCCTGGTTAGCCCCACACTCTGCTCCCAAAATAGTAGCGGGCCTAATGGACTGGAGTCGCGAGACCTTTCAGATGTATCTGGAGGGGTTCTCGGCCGCAGACTTTGGTGTATTAGAAAAACTGCAAAGCCCCCTACAAGAGGCATTGTCTACTATGGTCAGTTCTGGAGATATGGGTAAGGACGTCGCACAAAGCCTGTATGCAGACCTATCTCAAGAAATGGCTGGTGTATTGGCTAAGTTCCAAGAGACTGGGGAATTAGATACTAGCATATTTGATAAACTAACAGAGGCCGGTGGCAAATTTGGAGCTGAGCTAGCGGAGTTGGCCCGTAGGCAATTAGAGTTTGCGGGAGCAACCAAAGCAGTAGAAGAGGCAGAGACCGCACTTAAGAATGCGCTAACAGAACAAGAAGACGCCCAAGGCAGCCTATCCACAATAATGGATGAGTATAATCAATTATTGAGGGAGGGGGCGGATCCTAAAGCCTTAGCCGCCAAAAAGAAAGAGTTCGAGGCCGCTAAGGCCAGGGTTGACGCAGCAGAGGATGGTGTTAAGGCTGCCGAGAAACAGAAGAAAAGGGCAGAAGAACAACTAGACCCTCTACAAGAGCAAGTGACTATCCAGGAGCGGTTACTCAAACAGTTAATGCAGTTTGAGAAGCTCCAATCCGAAATGCAACCAATTACAAAGGCACTAGGAATAGATGACCTGGATAAAGCACTTAAGAAAGTTGCTGGTGGTGGTGGAGCAGGCGCAGCTATAGAGGATATATTGCCTACATTTGATGTCGATCCTACCCAATTAGGAGACCCCATAAAGGACGCTATAGATGCCGCCAAGCTAGATCTACAGACACGGATGGAGGGGCTATTCCAACCATTAACAGATGCCTGGACAACGACACAAGAAACCTTTTCTGGGCTAGTTCCTCAGTTCCAAGAGACAATGGGGCATATACAACAGGTTATACAAGAATATTGGCCTATCATCCGAGACACTGTAGTGGGGTCTGTGCAAACCATCTATGATTGGGTGATGATAAATTGGCCCGTCTTCCGGGATACTGTACTAGGTATTGTGGAGGAGATAAGGCTGTGGTTTGAGACAAACTGGCCTATTATACAGGCAGTGGCCGTGACAGCATGGACAGTCATACAAGATATTGCGTTAACTGTAGTCGATGTCTTTAGAAATACTATTTTACCACAATTCCAGGAGGCGTTTGCTAGTGTTACTGAGGCAATACAGGGTTGGGGATGGACCTGGGAGGATGTGTGGAACGCCGTTAAAACAGTATTGCAGGTAGCTGGAATAACTATTGGCGCTTTATTGGTAGCGCTTCTAAGTGTCATAACTGGCGTGGTTACGGCCATAGCCCATGTTATAAACGCATTGGCAGATGCCTGGGCCAGCGTATCTAATGGTATTCGTAACATCATTACTGGTCTAACCGAATGGTTCGCTCACGCGTTCGGTCTAATAAAGGCTATTATATCGGGCGATACGGACGCTATGATGTTCCACCTGAGGGGGGCTTGGGAAGGAATGAAATTATACTTCCAAGGTGTCCTAGAAACAATCTCTGGCATATTTACCGCGACGTTCGGATTTATACTGGCCGCTATAGGCGGATTCGTAGAGGGCGTAATAGAGTTCTTCCAGAGTCTATATGATAGACTAGTTGGGCATTCTATTATAACGGATATGGTTAACGAAATCCAGACAGTCTTCAGTGGTGGGTTAATTGAGGCTGTGCAGACTGTACTGGAGAAGATAGGCTCTATTGTCGATTTGATTGGTGGGTTGATTGGTGGGTTTAAGAGGGCCGGTGAGAATTTAATGGCCAGCTTAATAGATGGTATGGTGACCGTATTACAAGATCATCTGCTACCTGCCTTGGAGATTGTATCTGTTTATATGTCAGATACAGTGGTGTATATATTAGAGGAACGGCTTATACCACTGGTAATGACGTTAGACGAATGGTTGCTTACAGTAGTGTCTACCATAACAAATTCTCTGATGCCCATTCTGCAACGTCTGTATTTTTATATAATGTTCTCCCTAAAGCCCGCCATTGAGGCGTTAGATACATCGCTGAGTGCACTAGCAACGACAATTCGGGATACACTTAACCCACCTCTAGAGACGATGCGCGGGAAGCTCGAGCTTATAAAGGGCTGGATGGTAAAAATTCGGGACGTTATAATGGATGAGGGAGGGTTAAAACAGGGTGTCGGTGATTTAGCCTATCAAATAACTACATATCTGAACCCGGCCCTTGAGACGTTGGAAGGGAAACTGCTTAGAATATTCAAAGGATTCCGTAACGCAAATGAGGCGGCTTCCGGATTACTAGGAACTATAAAGAATATCAATAATGCGCTAAACAATTTACACATACCAGACGATCTTAGCCCTGGTTCTCCATCGCCATTTGAGTCCGCACTTCGTGGTATAAACGATGCGATGTTAACTATAGCTGGTGTAGGCGCTCCCGCTATGCAAGGAGCAATGGGAAGCACGACTCAAACTACGATTGAGAACAATTATAATCTTGGTGGTGTAACGCTAACAGGAACAGACTTTGGCGCGGTAGAGGAAGGCTTCGCAATATTGCGGGCATTGTGGGGGTAATATATGAGCGATTGGAAAGCGATTAGCCCTGTAGCAGCTACAAATTTAGTAACAAATCCGTCCTTTGAGCCAGGAGTAACTAGTTGGACAGCCGGGGGCACTAATACAATTGCCCAATCAACGGATCAATCAAAATTTGGTGCATATTCCGCTAAGGCTACATACCAGGACAATGCGATCCTAGCACAATACACTCTATCACTTAGCACTACTACAATGTATAGATTGAGTGTTTGGATATACGTCCCAAGCAATTTCGATATAGCTAATGGACAGTCAATACGTATATATACGACGGACTTCACCCTCGCAACGCAATATATGGATATAGTCTGGACTGCTGGTACAGATGCCACAGGGGTATGGAAAAGAATTAGCACTAGATTGTTCACACAAGCAGACGCCTTGGGTAGCTTTCGTGTATCTATAACTGCTAACCCAACAGCGGGAAGATATATATATGTTGATGGGGCTATGTGTATACAGACATCTGATACGCATACATATATAGATGGGGATCAACCTGGATGCTATTGGGTAGGGGATCCTCACGCAAGTACGTCTATTCGGGTTGCAACTAGCCGAGCAGGTGGTGAGATTCTAGATTTTGAGGATGACTTGCATTTTGATATAGGGGATGTATTAGGCGGTAGCCTGGGACCATTAGCATTGAATACAGACCTTTATGCTATTCTACCAGGGGGACGGCTGAACAATATAAAAGAACAGCCGCGTTCCTTCTCATTGGGTGGGGTGTTTCGTGGTACATCTGATTCCAATCTACATAGCAATATCCAAGAGTTTATAGACTGGGCAACGTTCGATGCTGTACCAAAAGACAAGGACGGCTATCAACCTCTTAGAATACGTTATCAGGGAGCTACAGTAGAAAAAGAGTTGATGGCCCATTACGATAGGGGACTAGAGGGTAAACGTAGCGCCAAAAATGACCCATGCTTTTGGCAGAGAGCTGTAGTTAGATTCTTAGCCCCAGATCCGTATTGGTATGAAATAGGGGAGGGGGCATCCCATTTGGACTACTCCGATAGCGCGTCCTTTCGTTATATAATGGCTAGATTATATAGTTCTGGACAATGGAACAATCTTGGTCCCCCAAATGCGGCAGTAGGCTTTACTAGAATATGGGCCATAGCTATAGGGATAGATAGGTATGTATATATAGGAGGCAATTTTACTGGATGGGATAATGTCGCCAACAGAAATTATGTGGCATACTGGGATGGTGATTCCTGGGAGACACTAGGGGCCGTAAACGATTTCAACGCCAATGTGTACGCGCTTGTATTTGATGCAGACGGTATACTATACGCGGGCGGGAATTTTACCAATGCACATGGAGATGCAGACGCGGATTACATAGCCAAATGGAACGGTACAGCATGGAGCGCTGTGGCTGCTGGTGGGGTGGCTGCTGTATACGCGCTAGCAATAGGGCATGATGGCAAGCTTTATATAGGCGGAGATTTTACGAATTGGGGCGACGCTAACGGGGATGGAATAGTATACTGGGATGGTACATCCTATACTAGCATGGGGACTGGAACAGCCGATGGACGTATCTATGAAATTGCGGTACATCCCAATGGAGATATTTACATAGTTGGGACATTCTCTGCTGTTGGCGGGGTAGCAAATACAGCATGTATTGCCAAATGGAATGGAACAGCTTGGGCAGAAGTGGGCGGGGGTGTAGATACAGGAACCGTAATAAACACCATAGCAATCGCTTCGAATGGGGCTGTATACGTGGGAGGAGACTTCACACAAATAGGCGGGGAGACTATAGCTCGTGTAGCTATGTTTAATGGAACAACATGGCAACCATTGGGTGCTGGTTCGGCTGGAGAAGTGTATCAGCTGGCCATTGGCCCAGATAATATACTGTATATGGGATTCAGTGGTGCTTCCGCCGGGGGATTAACCACAGAGGCAAGCGTAATAAAGTGGAATGGAGCTAGCTGGTCTCATATGGATATTGATTCCAGCGATACGGCGCATGCCATGGCCATAGGGTATAGCGATCCTATCATAGAGGCAAACTATGATATTTATATAGCCTGTAACCAGACTGGTACATTCACATATGCCGGGGACACAACAGCTACAAATAATGGAACCGCGCCAGCTTTTCCTAAGATAATAGTAAGTAGAGATGGCGGTACAGCAGTACGCCTTATACAAGTAAGAAACGAAACTACAGGAAGAGGGCTATCATTCGACTACTCGCTGCTCGATGGGGAGGAACTGGTTATAGATTTGACCCCCACAGGAAAGACTATTATATCTAGCATTTTTGGTGCTAGACCAGACGCAATCCTTGCGGGCTCCGATTTTGGTACATTCTCCCTATTGCCTGGAAACAACACTATAACATGCTTCATTGATGTTGCCGGTGGCCCTACGGTAGACTGCTATCTACTTTGGAAGGATGCATATAAGAGCTATGATTAATGGCTGACTATGAATTTTGGTTAACCGACGATACAGGTATGCGAATTGCCGATGAGAGTGGAAAATCTTTTCTAGATAATGTATTATGGCTCTCGGCGGCCAAGCAGGTCAACGCTGTATCTTATTTTAGCATGGGCCTGCCCAGCAATTTCGATATGTCTCTGGTCATTGATAAGCCCGACCGTATGGTACAAATATGGCGCGCTCCAACCGGAAGGCGGCTAACGCTATGGGGTGTCTATTTTATACGTAGATACTTATTCCAAACTACTGAACAGGGTCTACAGTTTACTATAGGCGGTCCCAATCCTAACGATCTGTTGAGACGTAGAATTGTAGCGGCATATACAGGATCGGCTCAGTCAGATAAGACCGATTATGGCGACGATATGATGAAGGAAGTCGTCACCGAAGCCTTGGCAGATGGGGTTAATCCTACACCAGATGCGGGGACCAGGGCCTGGTCTAATCTTTCTATTCAGGGCGAATTTAGTGCAGGACCTACAATAACCAGTAGCACGGCATATAAACGTCTATTGTTACCCAGTGGTGGCGGGGCTATAGGTGAACTAGCCAAAGCATGTCGAGAGGCCGGCACAGAAGTATTCTTCGATATTGTGCCTAATAGTATAACTCCTACATCTATAGATTTTGAGTTTAGAACGTGGACTGGGCAACCTGGCCAGGATGTGACAGCTATTGGTATATTGTTCGATTCTGCTAGGGGTAATCTACGAAATCCCTTGCTAGATGTCGACTACACAGAGGAAATAAATTATGTATACGGGGCCGGACAGGATTCCGACGATAGCCGGGAGATACAACAGGCATATGATGCCGAACGTTATAATAAATCTATCTGGAATAGATGTGAGGCAACAGCGGACGCCAGGGACCAAAGCGCCGCTAATGGTGTAAGAGAAGCAGCTAGGGCACTATTAGAAGCTGGAAGACCGATTTATAGATTTGGAGCTACCCCTATAGATACCCCTCAATCGGTGTTTGGTATTGATTGGGATTATGGATATAAGGTTCGTACGAAGTATCTATGGTTTGAGTTCGATGCCATTATTAGGTCTGTTGTATTAGGGTTGGATGGAGAAGGCAATGAGACCATTCAAGCTAGACTGGAGTATGAGGGGACGTGATTAGTTTTAATAATTCCCCATTGGGGCGTATTATACAGCAGATTGTAGGGCGTGTCAGTAGACTGGAGTATTTATACGATACTATCCCACGCCCAGAAATAGGGGCAGGTCCACAAGGCGCACAGGGAGCGCAGGGCGCGACCGGCAGTCAGGGGGCACAAGGCGCACAGGGAGCGCAGGGCGCGACCGGCAGTCAGGGGGCACAAGGCGCACAGGGAGCGCAGGGCGCGACCGGCAGTCAGGGGGCACAAGGCGCACAAGGAGCGCAAGGCGCACAGGGAGCGCAAGGCGCACAAGGAGCGCAAGGCGCACAGGGAGCGCAAGGCGCACAAGGAGCGCAAGGCGCACAGGGAGCGCAGGGCGCGACCGGCAGTCAAGGCGCACAAGGAGCGCAGGGCGGGTTGGCAGCACACGAGCATAGCGGTGCAGGGGACGGTGGATCATTAAACATTGGGACCACAGACACAGACGGCACAGCGGGATCGGTACTGTTCCTGGGCACGAACGGAGTATTGCAAGAGGATAATTCAGATTTCTTTTGGGACAATACAAACAAAGTCCTGATCGTAGGCAACAACTCTTTTTCGTCAAACAGCCCGCGTGTTGTGGTTGGTGGTACTCGATCACCAGCGGCAAATTCTCACGGGATAGTTGTTGAGGAAACAGTGACCGGTGCAGATGCCAGCGGTCATGCGGCGTTTGACGCTAATCAGGTTTTTGACGGCTCTGAGGACTATGGTCATATAACGGGCTTCCAGTCTAGGCCAGACTATGCCAGCTCAGGTACAGTTACGAAGCTGATGGGATTCTCGTCGGCTATTGAGCAGAGCGCAGGAACCATCACCAATGCGATCCACTATAAAGCCAGAGACCTTGCTGGGTCTGGGATAGCAACCAATCAGTACGGGTTTTACGTTGAGGAATTGCTAGACCGTGCGACGAACAACTGGGCGTTTAAGTCAGAAGGTGCGACAAAGTCCTCGTTCGGCGGGCCGGTAGGAATCGGTGGTGACGCTGACGGAACCTACTTGTTGAACCTGGTGGATGACGGGTATGCACTTATCAAATTCGATAGAACTGGGAACGCCAATGTAGACGATACGTTCGGGATGGGCGTGTCGTATTCTGCTCAGGACGATGATGTTCTCTGGCTTGGAACTGGTACAACCGATTTTGTGATTACGGACGATGGAAAGGTTGGTGTTGGCAAAACTGATCCTTCCTACGACTTTGACGTTAGTGGTAATATTGGCCTTTCTGGGGATGTGAATATCTCGTCTGGTAAGGGAATTGTGCACGGCGACGGTGTAACAGCCGGGAAGGTGCTCGTGGCTGATGGGACACGGTACAAGCCGGGTGATGTTGGAGATATATCTGGAAGCGGGTATCTGCTTACATTTGCAGAGGTGACTGACTCCTGCTGGTCGATTGAGGGTGGTATTGGCGGGGCAGAACAGACGGTTTTTGCCGCTACGGTCTATGAAGATTGTACGCTGGTGTATTGGCAACAGACGCTCTATGTCGATGGAAGAAACGATGGGAATGACTATTGGACAGTCAAAATCTACAAAGTGGACATTACCAATAATCCAGAGACGGCCACAGAACTAGCCAGCTTTAACACGTCTGGAGACAGCGGCTCTGACTGGTTGATCAAGGAAACCAGCTTGAATGACGCTATAGACGTAGATACGGATGAATGGATTATTTGGATTACGGCGACAGCGACGATTGACTCAGAGGTAGGGAATTTGCAAATGAACGGGCCTGCCGTTTTCGCAGAAGTGTAGAGCACAAGAAAATCGAACAATCAATAGAAGGAGAAAAGTGGAGTTACAGCTAACAGCATGGGAAAGGCTAGAACTATTGAGGTGCTTGCCTGAGAATGCGCACCTCTCGGAGATGAATCAGTTGTTACGTATTGACGACGTATTGCAACTGACCAAAGAGGAGACAAAGCAACTCGGTGGTTACAGGGAGTCGCAAGTCGTTATAGACGGCAAATTGGGCACTCGAGTAGAATGGGATCAGGATACCACGTACACACTAGAGATAGACACGGCAGACGTTGAGAAACTGATCCAACTAGCAGAGAGGCGTAAGGCGTGGCCGAGAGATCGGCGGTCAAAGGAACTGGAGGCCAAGTGGCAAGAATGGAAAAAGGAGGTAGCTCAGTGACAGAGAATCTGTTGCAAAACGGGGCGTTTGAGGCGGACTGGGCAGAGGAGTATAGCCATAGGGTGCGCGTGTTCACTGAGCAACGTGACGGATCGTTCTCGGGTGAGGAGATCGCGGTCGGCAATGTGTTCACACCTCCAGGATGGGTGGCGTGGGCTCGACTGGAAGAGAGCAAGTGGCACTTGCCAGAAGTGAAGGATGCGTGGGCTCATCGACGGGCACGGAGCGGGGCCAAGGGTATTATGATGTTCAAGACCTTTGGTCGATTTGACGCGGGCTTTATGCAGACAGTGCAGGTAGCACCGGGCACCAAGCTCAGGTTCAGTGTCTATGGACACGCCTGGAGCAATCACAACGGAGACGGGTTTCCACACCCGGGTGATGCTCGATGGTCAGAGGGCACGTTGGTCGGATTTGGCGAGAATGTGTGCTTGGAGCAAGCCGACATACCAGCGGATAACGGGGAGTCACAGAACGACGCCAACAGGAATTTCCGCTTCACGGTGGGAATTGATACTACCGGTGGTACTAACCCATACGCTGAGAGTGTAGCCTGGGGCGACCCTCTGTACTGCTACAATGGGTACAGTCGGCCGGTTGAGGTCGAGGCGACAGCACGGGGCAACAAGGTGACAGTATTCATTCGGGCCAAAGTGCGTTGGCCTTTCAAGATCAACGATGCGTACTGGGATGATGCAGAGCTGGTACAAGTCGGGACTGTGATCGTTCCGCCTGCAGGAGAGTGCGAGAATCCAGCACGGGAACCATACGATCGGACCTATGTCCTATTACCACCAGACGCAACAGAACAAGAAGCATTAGATGCTATGCGGGAGTACTTCCCTAAAAGAAGAACTATTGGATTCAGTGCTGACGACGCTGGGATAGGGTGCAAACTTGGGGAACGTAGGGTTATCGTCATTAGACCGAATGCCTGGCCCGGAGGGGAAGTTGCCCTAAAGGATTTCTACAATACATACTATCCAGATATTGTCTACGATAGCGGGACTACCCCCTCCCCCGAATTAGTGTTGTGTCAAAAGAATGCCCTATGGAGTGGATTGAGATTTGGAGCAGCCACTTGTAAGTATACGATAGGGCAAATGGGATGCTTTATAACGTGTTTAGCCATGGCGCTTAGGTTCTATAAGAAAGATGCTTGGGCTACACCTGCTACAGTGAACCAGGCATTGACTGCCAATGGTTACACCGTATGTCGCCCCTATTGGACTTGGATTGAAGATAAACTTGGGTTGAAACTCTCCTCCCCTACAAATGTAGACGAATGGTTAGATAAGGGTTATTGTGCTATGGCAGAAGTCAAGCCAACTACGCTAGAGCATTTTGTGCTAGTTGTTAGGCGGGAAGGGACAGCCTATTGGATGCTAGATCCTATTGATGGTTCAGAGGGATGGCTGGATGAAGCCTACGATGGGGTGGAGAGTTGGCGATTGATATTGCCTGCGGAAACGCCTCCTCCTGGTCTAAATGTAGTGGGGTTACATTGGCAGAAGCGTGTTCAAAACGATATAGAGTATGTACAGACTGTTCGACCAGGGATAGCTAAAACAGTATTGAATATTGAGTTCTGTAAAGAATTCAAACGGGTATCCCCCAATACATTAACGGTATTCAGACAATGGCGGGCCGACCAGGGCGAGTTCATCAATAAGACAGACGGTCCCCGCAAATGGTTGGAGACTTTCTTAGACTCCCTTCTCATAAACGCAAACTATGTGGATTTTGTGGAATCGTTGAATGAAATGATAGCCACAGACGATATCGATGGAATAAAACGCATAACAGAGTTTGACGCCCAATTCTGCGAAGAGCTTAGAAAGGAGGGCTTCCCAGCTAGGCCGCTAGTGTTAAATGCGGCAGTGGGTAATCCTCAACATGGCGAACAGGTAGAATTAATGTTACCTGCTGTTCGGGCGGCTATCGAGGCAGATGGTGCGCTTGGTTACCATTCCTACTGGGGTTCGCGTCCAGATGGTTATTGTACTATGAAGGATAATTTTAGACACTATGCTGGACGGGCTATGGAATCTTGGGATCCCGTATTTCGAGAACATGGGTTGTATCCAAAATATGTATTCGGGGAAGCTGGGGCAGTACACATAAGCCCGGATGGCTGGTTAAATCCCAACGCGGGTTGGAAGGATGCCTGCTGGAATTGGGATCATTATGTAGAGCAGATTTTACAGTTCAAGTCGAGAATAGATATATGGAACGCTCAGCATAATAATAGGGTATTGGGATTTACTATCTTCACATTAGGTGGCGGGTCCCAGTGGGCTACATTTGATTTGAACGGATATTTGGATAGATTAATAGAGGTATTTCAATGAAGAACTTTATGGAGTCATCTAGAACACAAAAATGGATATGCTTTTTAGCAATCTCTCAGGCCATTCTAATAGGATGGGCCTTGATTGTGACGGTTGCTAGTGCTACAGGGGATGGCATGTTCTATAGCATCAAGAGGCCCGTGCATATAGTAGACATAAGACCGGATAGGGCTATATTAGAGCTTACACGTAGTGCGGCCTGGCCAATGGGAGGGGTATGTAGTTATGAAATAGAGTGCTCAAATCTTGTGACGCAGCTTGGTCAGGAAGCGTGCCCAATTGAGGCAGGAGATAAGACATTCAAATTCTCTCTGATTATACCGGAAGGGTCCACATCGCCATGCCAATTTAGAGGCACAATTACGTATACCCCATTCGGTCCATTTGGTCCCCATTTCACAGAAGAGTGGTCTTCAGATATATTTGAACTGGTCTATGAATAATATAGATTGGATCGCCATAGGCCAATTTTTGGTTACTATTGCCGTGGCATCTATACCTGGCTGGTTGGCATATCTAGCCAAAGTCCGTGAAACGCGGACGGAAGAGAAACGTATCAGTTCGGATGCTGGAACAGCACTTACCGATGATCTGCTGGCTAATCTACGATACAAGGACGAGCAGATACGAGACCTACGCGATCAACTCATCACTGTGGACCAGAGAGATAGTACACAGATTATATCTCTACAATCCCAATGTAAGGAACTTGTGGATGAGAACTACGCGCTCTCCGAGACCTTAGACAAGGCCGTAGAACGAATAGCTGTACTAGAGTGGGTTGAGAGAGGATACAAGTTGCTTGTGGAATATGCACAAGGCCTAGAACGCGCCATTGCTCAAGCCGGTATTAGTTGGGAGACTATTACCACTACGCGATTGATGGCGTTGAATGAATGGGAGGGAGGTCCTCACGTAGACTTAGTTGGGGATTTGGAAGGGGAACTGGGGGATTCTAAAGTCGTTAATAAAATCAGGCGGGAAATTCAAGCTAGTTTACAGGACAGGAACCTGTAGTATAATATATGTACTATGACAAATTATAATTGGGACGAAATCTTTCGCCACGCCATCGATCTGGTTCCACGGTGCACAACTCCAACAGATCTGGCCCGTCTTCTTGACATACCTTCCACAACCCTACGTTCGGCAATGGCCAGACGTGGGCTGACCTTCCCCAAGCTTTTGGCGCAATCTACATATGAGCAGGAAACAGGCATCAAGAGCCTACAGCTTCAGAATCAGGCTTTACGTAAAGAGATCGAGTATCTAAATAGAAAAATTGGGCAGAAGGCCTGGCTTCGAGAAACCCTGGTGGAAATGTCTTCTGTGCTCAAGTTAGCCCCAGTCAGCTCTCCTCCCAAAGCCCCACAGGCAGAAACCCCACAGACTGCCGTTCTCCTGTTATCGGATGTACATTTAGGGCAGGAAACGCCAGTCGATCTAGTTCAGGATTTTGGGGAATACAACAGTAAAATAGCAGAGGCCAGAATGCGCCATGTATTCACGGCCTTTGCCAGTGTAGTGAAACATCAAGCATTTCCCATCAGCGATGTAGTTGTGTTCGGACTAGGAGACTGGGTAGAGCACGCCCACCTCCGGCCGGGGCATGAGGGCAGGGTGGACTTGGGGGTAGTTAAGCAAACGTTACAGGCTGCTGATATAGGCGGTCATGGGCTATTAATGTTAGCGGAGCAATTTCCACGAGTGACATTTATTGGCATCCCAGGGAATCATGGGCGTGTGACCAGTGATCCACGTAAGTCGTCCCCCACAGAAAACTTCGACTATATGTGCTACCGCATAATGCAAATGATGCTACAGGACCAGCCCAATATAGATTGGATTATACCTGAAAGCTGGTATGTACGTCATAACATACAAGGGTGGAACTTTTTTGCTATACATGGTGAAGATATACGGTCCTATGCTGGATTCCCCTGGTACGGGGCCACAAGAGACGCCAGGAACTATGTAGGGATGTTTAGGTTGGCCCAACGTCGTATGATCCGTAGAGCTAGCCCCAAGACGGTAGAAGAATTACAAGAATGTATGATTGTTCCGGACTACGCTCTACTGGCACACTTCCATACAGAGGCCACTTGGGAATCACCAGATATAGAGCATTTTGCTAATGGGGCTATGCCAGGTGTTAGCGCATACGGAGCGAAGAGGATAAAGAAAATTAACCGGTCTAGTCAACGTATGTTCTTTGTGCATCCCAAGTTTGGGGTGACCATGCGCTGCCCCATTGACTTAGACGATATCGGGATCTAAACGCCCTTGGCCTTCCACCATCTAAGTATGTTCTTCTTACGCTCTTCATACTCCGGGTCATTACCTCTACAGGGACAAATCTCAATATCACATTTCTTACATGGACAGTCTTCGTATACACTGGGGTCAAAATACTCTGGGCAATATTCCAAGGCCTCACAGGTCATACAATAGGCAGAGCCATACCCAATACACATATCCATATTCTGTAGCTTAAGCTTAGTTATCCATCCCTGGCTCAACAGGGGTCCCATCGATTTCGCACTATATGGGATTTCCTGTGACTGTAGTTCCCTATCCGGTGTTGACCAGTGTAGGGTATAGACTAGCCAATTATCCCCATCCTCTAATATAGTGGTGTCGCTGGTTTGATCGATCAACCAATCGTCTATCCCCAGACATATAGCGGCAATGTCTTTGGGTAGTTTGACAAAATTATCTGCGTCCGGTATCCGCCCCCGCTTTTTTCTCCATAGTAAACTAAGTTCTAGCCTAGGTCGGGTATCCAGGGCTACCGGCAATCTCGTTCCAATTTCTTTATTCAGCTCTGCTTTGAATTTTGTTAGCCATAGGTCTACGTCTTCCTTATGTCCCAGCCTGGGATTATTTCTCACATAGGCCCGATTAACGGATACCAGTGGGAAGTATTCCATTTCTACTCTAGCGACGTGATGCTGCATTATAGCCTCCTAGGTGGTTCTGTCTTCCAGGGTAGATCGTAATACCATTTCTTCATAATCTCTTGCCCATAGAAACTACATTGATAGTCCCAGCAATCCTCTCGGGAGGGCGGGCTACTCAGGTGACAATCCTCATGTAACGGGACAAGATTGAGCTCTGTATCTATGAGCAATCTTAAATTAGGCTTCCAGCCTCTAACGTCCTGCCGGCTTACTAAAGCGTGGTGCAAATGAAATGTAGTGAAAGGTTCACTACATACAAGACACATTCTGGGTCGCACCTCTGTGAACAGCCAGTTGATTTTGTCCCTGACGGTAAATCGCCAGTGCTCGGCAAATCCGCCGGGCATCCCATAGATATCGCTCAGCTCTAGCCACTCGGCCTGCAGACGCATTTTTGGTAGACAAGTTTCCAGTGGACTTAAGAAATCAACAGCTTTCATGGATACTCCCTGGGGGTATAGCAATAAACACGAAAAAGTCCCTTACAAAGTATAAACTACCTGTATCTTATCATACCCCTATATATGGGTAAATATTAGCAAAATGTAGGATTTGACCCACATATGGGGGTTTTAATCCTACGTTTTTTGAACCGACTTGTAAAAATATGGCGATTTTCGGGCATTTTTGAAAAAACGTAGTTTTAGCTACAAGATTTTCTATACATAAATAATGTTAACATGGGGGTATAGGAGAAATGGCTTACATGGATATCCAACATAATCCTGGCTCGAGATTTCCTTAACATTTCTTGTTCAGAAGTCATCTAATCCTTCACATGCGCCAAGCAGCCAAGCGTCGCATTTCCTATTCCACGCCATACACGCCTCCCGGTTATGACGGCCAGGGAATTCTGCCCTAGTCTTAAGTTCGTGCCTCAATGTTAAAATCCTATCCTCATATTCCGATACCTGCTGTGGAGTGCGTGTTGTTGAATACCAGTATATATCTCCGGTGTCTTTGACGCCCACGCAGAAGGCCACATTATGGCATCCTGTTAACCAGGCGTATCCTGTTAGCTGATCGCTCAATTCGACATCCCTGTCTTCGTATGGTCTACTGGCCGTCTTCCAATCAATAACAGTTCTTACACCATCGACCATGCCAATGCAATCCACCTTCCCGACATAATGATCGTTAGCCATCATCTGCTCACTGATTACTGGCTCGAACTTCAGCTGCTGTAATTTCTGGTCAAAGTTGTCAATCAAGCGACTCCCAATAGCTATCCAATACTCCGGGTTCGGCCCCTTGCCTTCTCCCTCCCTATAGGATTTTTCAAAAACCTGCTTAGCCATTACGGCAGGATATTCTTCCTCTTTCCATCCGTGGCACAGTGCCTCCATCCCATCGTGAAGGGCGATGCCAAAACACAGGGGCTGAGGTTTCTCCTCCATCCTGATTTTTAATATGTAACTAATGTACCAAAGTTTCGGACATTGCTGATACATGCTAACTTGCGTATTCGATAATTTGCCTATTTGACGATCCATCTAATAACCTCAAAGCTTTCTGCGTAGTCCCATCCCATCTGCGCGCCTCTGACACGTGCCAAGGACCTTATAAGATCTCCCTGCATATACGGCCGGTCCTTCTGGCTTTCAAAATACTCTAGGGCGCTTGTCTTAAGCGCCACATCCGGTTCCTCTAGTTGTATGAACCCAGCAGCCTCAAAGTCTATGTTATTCCAGGGGAGCTCATAACCTAATATGCACGTATGCTTAAATGCACGCATAGCCTCCCTAGTTACAGTAGCATGGTCTTGGTGTATATCGAACGTATTGGGAGTCAACACAATATCTACCTGCCCACGCATTTCAACCAAATTCTCTAGAATGCCTTGGCGTTGACGTGGGAAGTCCCTAGTGGGGTAACGATAGATTTTTATATTGTTGACAGGAATTCCTAGAACATGGGCAGCCTTAGTCACCTCTGCTGTTGCTACTGCTGGGGCTATAGTCTGTGTAGAAAGAGAGAATACAGTATAGTAAATCTCATCCCCCCTGCCTATAAAATATGGTATGCTACCTCCAGCCCCCAAGATACCGTCATCTATGTGAGGGCTGAGGACCAATATACGTCTCATGAGCCTCCTTCTCTGTAATGATCAGCTCGCTCTGTTGTCCAGTTTCAATAAATCGTTCTATAGCATTGGTAGCTGCTGCTGCTGTTAATCTCAGTATCCTTGCACCTAATAGATGGGTACATACTGGGTTATTTTCCACTTCCTCTTGTGGCATAGGATATCTGTTGTTCCACGCTATTAGCCCAACCCTATCCACAGACACCCCAATGTGTATAGTCGACCGTAGAGGGGATTGTGTAAATCCCCTAGCAGCAGGATTATCAAATGTATCTACTACTAATGGTTCCCCATCCTGTGCCGGCAGATACCATCGTATATTTCTTTCTACCCGCACAAATATAGGGTTGGTTCTTCTACTATTCTTAAGATATAGCATTTCCGCCAATGTCTGAACTTTGGTCATCCCAATGTGTACTCTACTATAAGCAGATGTCCCAATGTTCTCTTCTCCAACCCTATCGTTATCGATTAGATGTAGGGTGTGATCCCCGACCAGGTGCATAGCTATTTGACTACCCAATGCTCCGCAGCCAGCCAGAACGATATCCATTCACTGTCCTTTCATAGGGACACAGCTTATGCCCCTAGCATACACTATGTAGCATATATTATTATGGTCTACATCTATAAACCTGGTCACTTGATAGGTCTGCTGTGGCCCATCCACCCAAAATACCTCACCCTGTATAATGGGTTCTCGAATAACCTCGACAGGCGTAACTAGCTTTGTGCTAGGAGCACAAGAGTTTATTATAATGCTTACAATAACTATAAGCACAAGACAAAAGAATATTCTTATATCCATAGCCCCTCATCCATATCGAATCTGTGTAGTTCTCGAGCACGTTGCATAGCCAAGGCTAGTGAAGCTAAGTCATGCTCGCTGTCTGTTCCTTCCATACAGATACCAGCGGAGATTGCCATACCACTTCTAGATATAGTGGCGGTATGTCTGGCCCCACCATATTCCCAGGTCACATTATACCCGTCGCTGGCATTGGACCAATCTAACAGCTCTGCTCCAACTAAAGACAGCTGATAACGAAACTCCCCCTCTACGCGTTTACGGTCTTCTAGAAGAGCCTGTTGTTGCCTAGCCTGCTCCCTGACTTTACGTAAAGTGTCTAGTCTATCTTGTACCAATGCTCTGGCCCGGAGCATATCAGGAGTGGTTTCTCTGGACAGAAACGGATATAGATGAAACAACAAGTTCCCACCCAGTACACCAGCAGACACAGGGTCCAATGGGACTGGCTGCCCACGAACTAGATGTATCGGTCTTGGGATGGCTTCTTTCCAGCCCTTTTGTGAGGCATCACTAGCATTGTAGGGAGTACATAACCATGTAGTATCAGAGAGGGGATACAACATTATAACGTTTATGTGCCGCAAGGAGACTAGAAAACGCAGATACTCTTCTGGTGTTGCCTCCCGATCTAGCTCAGCCATGTGTTCAAGGGTGGGATGTGCGTCCATTTTCCACCAGCCCACAGGCCAGTTTCGTACCCTAAATGTATAGGGAAACCCATCCTGGACAATGAATACCTCTGTAGTTTCACTGTCCAGAATGGGAGCTATAAAGGGACGGAGCGTATGCTGTTCTAGCCTATTCAGTGCCTCAAATAAACTAGCCCCACTAGACATCCTCTGGTCCAATCCACGTATTGTATATAGCTGTTCCCTGCTTCTTCCAACCAAATCTACCAGAGATTGTATCCCCGTTCATATGTGGAATCATTTCCACCATATCCCTGACCGTGAATCTAAACTTTATACCATGTATGTCTTCGAATACTAATCCCCCTGTACTGCGAGAGCTGAACCAATCCACCAATTTTAACGTAGACACGAAGGGGCGGGCTACCCGTAGTGCATATCTCTCTTGGTAGTATTTACTCCAGATTTCACCATAGCTATTCACAAACCAGGCATCCCCATGTGCTGGTTGCCCCGTTTCCTTATGGTAAGGAATCTTGAACTTAGCCATTCTTAACCTCCAATATGCGGGGAATCTCTGTCTGTACAATTACATCCAAGATTGAAGTAACGGCCGGTCCACCCAATAGAGCTGTCACTTGATCGTAGATATAATAGTCCCCTGTGAATGGAAATACTTGAATTGTATAGCCTTCCTGTCTCAAATAACTCTGCAAAACATTGGGGTCCGTACCACGAAATTGTATCATTACCAATACAGGGGTCTTACCTGTTTCCTCCTCATACTGCCTCAATTCTCTAGACAACTGATTACGATTCTCGCCCCCATCCGTTAACAATACGATCTTATCCGGGTTTCTGCCCATTCTACGTGATAGCTTGAACGCCTCGCTATGTAATGTGCCACCACCAGCCCGGACACCCCTAAGGACTTTCTTAACGTCTTGATAGGGATGACCAGTATCAGCTACTTTAAGCTGTCTGGCCACATCGTTATGGATAAAAATCTTACCGTCTTCGCACAAGGGCAATATTCGCTCGGCGAATCTTGGAGCCTCTTCGATGGGCACCTGCATTGAATAACTATGGTCTAGGTAAATGTCTGTCTGTCCCCCAATTGGTTCTTGAGCCGCAATAGCCTTTTCCTGGGATGCAGCCATAGCGGCATCTACCTCTTTATCTGATCCCTTGGAGCTCTTACGGTGGTCACTGGATGCCACTGATTTAGTGGCCTGGCTGATTTTATCAATATAAGCCTGCTTAAACTCTGGAATATTGAGTAACCCCAATCGCTCGACCCTTGCCCGGATGTTCTGTGCTTGGGTGGGGGTCATAACGGCTAGCCTAATCAACCAGCTAGCGGTTGACCCGTCCAATACAGATTGTAGGATGCGGTCGTCTATCCTATTGTCAACCGCCAATTGCATTTGTTCCCTGGGATTATCTGCGTTGGCTATCTGCTTGAGAACACCCAATTTGCTATCCTTTGGTACAGGACCATATAGCAAAGCATGCAGATATGGGCATTGTTCGGGATCCATATGATAGTGACGCCACACTGCCTTACCCGCCGACCTATTCTGTAGCATAACCCCATCGGCCCGGCCGTGGTCGCCTTCCAGCATCCCATAATAGTGTTTCATAATGGTGGCCATTCTACGGGGCAGCTTCTTGCTAGACTCTCGGATATAACGTTCAATCCTAAAGATGCGATATGGGGGCAACCCATCGAGGTTATCTGGCTCTGTACTGTATACATCACTACCCAAGAGTAGCGCCTGACCAGCATTACGATAATCCAGGGCCAGATCAAAGTCCCCTACTATCAGCGGATTGCTCTGTAGCAGGGCTATAATGGCACAGTCCTGCTGATCTCGAATAGCTGACTTTTGGGCCATATATACACAAGCCCTTGCTGTAAAATCGGGGTCCTCCTGTAACGCTCCAGTCAAGGCTGGAACAAGTTTAGAATAGTCCTTATGGGGAACCTCCATAAATGATCTCCACAAAGCCATCCGTGCCTGAGATTGCTCTACCATTTTACTCCTTTCTTATGGTTGCTATTGTTAACTTTAACTTCCACTTGGGATGATCTACAGCTACGAACTCTATAGGAGCTCCAGCAATAGTCCGATATAACTCGACTAGACTAGACTATATGCAGTAGATAACTCCACAGGGCCGCATAAATCTGTTATATCCTCCCAGACTTTACCATCCGTAGAAACCTCTAATTTAGCTGCCGTTGCTTTATATATAGTCATAATAAGAAACAGCCCCGGTTTCCCGGGGCTGCCCATCGCCCCAGACCATTGTCAATAATAATCCACTGCACCGTGAACGCCACACACAATAACTATCGGAGGAGCTTTATGTAGGTCTGGGTTGATCCTTTCTAGTGACGTGGTGGCGTGTAGTGCTTTATTTGTTTCTCTCAGTGGGAATTGAACCCACAACCTATGGTTCCTAATACCATAGCTCTTACATTGAGCTATAAAGATTGTGAGCACCAAACTAAGTCACGTCGCGTTTTCTTATACAATAGCGTAGTAGCCAACAGAACAATTTTCTATACTCGATGGGACTCGAACCCATACTAACGCCATTCCAGGGCGTTGCCTTTTCCGATTTGGCAACAAGTGTGTGTGTTCCATTCAAAGCCACGCTATTCTATTGTTAAAGGAGGGCCGGGCTGGAATCGAACCAGCAAAAGTTTGTGAATACACATAGTAAGTCACGAAACCGTGTTAGCCTAGGGTATTGTTTCAAACGAGTATAACCACATATACCCGGCCCTGGCGGGGAGGCGGGCTATTAACCCACAAGTTTGTGGACATCGTGAAAAGCCGCGTAACCGCAGTAGCCCAAGAGGTCTTCTAAACAGCACTAATGTGCCTCCCCCATGTAAAGGTTCCCCAATACACTTACATTATACCACAGGTTCCGGTCTTGTAAACTAAAATTCTACCTCAAATGCCCGATAAAGCTAAGACTACTTTTCCCATGGAGGTATTGCCAGAGCCCATCATAGTCCAATACCTCTTGCTTACAGAACGTAGTTGGTCCTATAGCCCCCTTCTTCTTGTTACATCGTTTACAGGCTGAGATATAATTAGACAAGTCATTATCCCCACCCATTTCTAGGGGTATGAAATGGTCCACTGTCATTTGGACGTCTCCCATTTTAGCCCCGCAGTATAAGCACTGAAACCCATCCCTGGCCCAGACTTTCTGTTGAATGGCCCCACTAATCGCATACTGCTGTTTACGAACTATGGCTTTGGGGTTCCAGTGTTCATTATCCTTAAAGAATACGGGATCATCCGTCTGCTTGAGAATAGCACACCACTCCTCCAGGGTGGGGTCCGCCAGGCAAATATCGTTTGGGACAATTAACTGATTGGCTGTGGGGGACATCAATAGTATGTTTTCCCCCTGCCCCTGCAGAAGGATGCCCGATATCTTCAACAGATGTCCAGCATCCTCTATGTATACTGGCCTGTCCGTATTCGGATATTTTAACTCGTAGAGTCTACCCATAGGTAAATTCCGCCCCCACCAGAATGACATTGCCCTCCGCTGGACGGCTAACCTTACGTCCCCTCAATGCCCCTGGTTCCATTACATCGGCCATATGGCGCTCAATTCGTTCTAGCAACTGGTCATCGGGAACCAGCATTGGGTCGTCTGGCATAGCAATGTCGCTGTAAGGAAACTCGTGGATTTGGGCATCGGCTCCACGTCCCACAATTACCCGTACAATTGGTCCTGTATCCGTAACGGTGACCTCTGTTTCAAATAGTTCAGTATAGGTGTCCATTTTACTCCTTTCTAATTAGTTGGATTGCCATTGTCACTATACCTGGCGGAATCTTCGTACTAAAGACGGCATGTTGGCTAGAGTCTACTAGGTAAATCGCCGGCTCTAACGTTATCCCATATGGTCCAAAATCCGTCCTATCCACGATAATCTTTTGTGCTATATTCTGGGCCTCCTTTCTCCAATGGGCGGGTTCTATTATTTGATGTTCAACTAGACAATCAAACCCATCCAATGCCGCCAGAAACCTTAAAATGAATGGAACCACACCTCCATAGGTGAATTGCGGGACTTTACCATGTGTAATACGCTTTAGCCGTTTATACCATGTGTAAGAGTTACTAGGATATGTAAACAGGCTGTACTCATGCCATAGATAATGTGTATAGGCAAGCCATACGCATTCGGTCATTCTTCTGTTACCTTACACGCGGCCAGAATGTACTCGTGGGCCTTACGTACCAGGGCGGTGTCGCTGCCGGTTAATTCGGCCACCACTTGTTCCTCCCCATTTTCATATGCTACGATATATGAGCTTATTCTGGCTAGTCTGAACTTATCTGGCCTTGGTGGGGGCAATTGCGATCTACCCTGTATAGTAGCAGACAATACGTGGACCGAGACCTCTGGGTTAAATAGCTGTCCCAGGGCTATTGGATTACTCTCTAATCTACCATCCTTAGCCGCGCCCTTCGCCACGAGCAATTTACTGGCAGATTGCTCTAAAAGAAGTTCCCTAGTATCTGCTACCGTACCAGTGGGATTGCCTGTCCTATCGTATAATTCTACTTGTTCTGGTATGCCTTCCGGCAACTCTCCCAATAGGAAAGTCCTGCCCACATCTACCATATTATCTATCGTACTACGCTGATAGCCCCCAGTTTTATCACTGGCATATGTATAGAAACTGTAGCTCCACGTGTCCACTATATCTAATGGGAATTGGTCCCAGTACAAATTGGCATAAGCTAATTGGGCACAAAGCCGTAGATTCTGTTCCTCCCGTTCCTTGACGCTTTTACTTATTTCGGTATCTAGAACATGGAAAAGAGCAACAGGGTCTTGTATGCTGCCCTCTACGGTATCCCGTAACGATACTATATAGTTGCCAGAATAAAGAACCAGGCTAGAAATCGTCTGTTCCGTTGTCATCTTCCTCCTTGACCACAGGATGCTCCCATTGGTCTAGTATCTCTTTGCTTGGAGCTAGTGGTGTTTGCACAACTGCCCATGCTGTTAATTGATCTTTAGCCTGTATTAATGCTGGGCTACCTGGCCCCCACAAAGTCATTCTTATTCCAGGCAGGGGCGACGCTTCCAACGCCTGTCTTAATAGGGATGGGTCCATGTATATAATTGAATCTGGTCCCTCTACCTGGCAATACTCGATTAAATCGTCCATTCCTCCCGCTGTAGTCTGCATCTTAAGCCATAGACGGCTATCTTTTACTTCCAACGTTAATGCCTTAGATTCTTGGGCCTCTATGGCTAGGTCACCATATGTACAGGCTAGTTCCAATGGCTTCAACAGAACCTCATTATCGAAAGTTAGCACCGTACCATCGGGCTTTTCTAACAGGGAATCGATGGCCTTATACGCTACAGTGGGGTATTCACCGGATATACGGTTAATCCAGACAGTAGCGGCATCCGTCTCAAGTTTGAACCAGCCCGCTTCTCCATATGTAAGAACAACCTCATCGACATCCGTTATATAGGTCAAACTACGTAGACATTCCCAGACCTGTGGACTTAACACAGCTCCCAATGGTATATCATGTTCCAATAAGGCTCCAGCTATACGTAACCCATCCCCGGCCAATATACGGTCGGCATCTGCATCTAAACACAACCCCTGTAGAATGGGTCTATCACGTGTTTCAGACTTTGCGAATCCCACTCTATCTATAATGCCTAGAAACTGAGATAAGGGGACTGTGAATTTTGTAGTGTCCTGTACCATTGGGTCTGGTGGGAAATCGTCTGGATTGGCTGTAGATACCCAACGTTCTGTATCCCCCTGATTGATTAATAGCTTGTTTCTCTTCTTTGTTATAGCTATATCCCCACCTGGTTCCAGCGTCCCCAGAATCGTAGCTAATAGGTTGGGGTCAATTAACACAGATAACTGAGAACCAATGTTAGCCCCAGCTTCCGTCTCCGTCCTAATGATACCGTCCATCCCACGCATACGTAGCGTGAATTCTGTAGTCTCTAGCCACATCAGCCTATAGATCGGATTTAGCGACCTTACACCCACAAAGTTCCTGACGAACCGGACGTATTTTATAAGCTCTTGAAGTTCACAGGTTATCATTTAGCCCAACACTCCTCTATAGCAACATCTACTGGGGTGGGTACACAGTTAACATAATACTGCCCGGCCCGTTCCATTTCTCGTACAATAATTGGAACAACTTCTTCTTCTTGCCCCTTCCTAACACGTACCACAAGTTCGTCGTGTACAGTTAAAACTATATCGGCGTCATATTTACGTAAAGCGGTATCTACATATAGTATGGCCCGTTTCATCATATCTGCCGCCGTGCCCTGGATTGGGCTATTCCTAGCAGAGTTCTGCCACGTGAACGAGTTTGGGTCTACGTCTAGAAACCAACGTATCCGACCGCCCAGTGTCTTAACGTAACCTTCCTCTTGAGCCATTTGAATTTGATGTTTAGACCACGCCTCTGCTGTCGAGAATAGTGTGCGATAGGTCTTAACTACTCTACGGGCCTCTCGACTGCTAATACCTGCCCCATTGGCTATAGTCTCTGCCCCAGCTCCATAAGACATACCCAACCCAAGCCCTTTGGCTACTCTACGCCTGGGGTCACTCTTTGTTATAGTCTTATCGTTATATACTAGCCGGGCTATCTCACAGTGTACGTCCAATTCCCGGCATACCCGCTGTAGATTTTTGTCCCCAGATGCCTGTGCAGTTATGCGGTGTTCCTGTTGAGCAAAATCCACTGTTACATATAGATACTCTGGTTCCCTGAATGGGGCACGGTATTCTTTTGATGCCGGTACGTTCTGTAGATTTGGATCACTAGAAGAAAACCGGCCAGACCTAGGACCAACCTGATTGTACTGGGTATGTATACGTCCAGTCATAGGATTAATATATGATGGGTAGTTAAATCCTATCCGTTTGGTAGCCTTCCTATAATCTATTAGATGCCTTAGAACGGTAGCACTGGGATGGGTTCTTAGATACTCTAACAGGGTATCTTCTTGTGTATCTTCTACCCTAATACCTAATTCATATAATGCTTCGGTGACCTGTTTATTGGAGCCTATATTTATGCCAGAACAATTATCGCTGAACAGGTCCATCGTATAATTGTGACAGGGTAACAGGCGAAGGGCCTTCTGCTCGGCTTCCTTAGCGATATAAGATTCCTTTCTTACAAGGTCCCCCCATAAGGCTGTATTAAACCCAACCCCTAGATACTCCATAGCAGCTACAGCAGGAACCAGGGCGTTTTCCAACTCTACTGTTTCCATAAGGCCCAATTTCTTACAATCCCGTTCCTGGGCCTGTTGTAGCTTATGTAAATGTAGGACGTCATTCTTGGAATATTCTAGTTGGGCGTCCGTGAACGCGCCGATATGATCCTTGAAGGACTTACCCAAGTCCTTTTTGTCTATCAATATGTTACATCGCCGCCATAGTGTACTCTGTAAGTCCCTGCGAACAAGCTGACCGGCCGTAAGTACACGTTCTATCAGTAGAGTATCCCATAGCCTAGGATAACCAGTGTAGCCCAATGACCACAGAAACCGTAAGTCAAACTCGGCGTTGTGGGCTATCATTACGTGGTCTGGCTCGTTTAGCCACGCCCATAATTGAGGCAGCCAATCCCCTGGTTCCAATACCTCAACATCTTGCCCATTACAGATAGATATTAGATGGACCGTATCCCTATGCGGGTCTGGACTGTTTCCATACCAGGAAGATGTCTCTAAATCTATCGCCAATGTGGATGTAAACTGTATCATTAGAACAAGTCTACCGTTCTATCTGTTTCTATATATGGTATATCCCAATACTCATTCATATGCCATATATTCATGATACCTCGACTATACGGTATTTCTGCTAATTCCTCTGGAGTCATTCCATAAGTGGACCAATGATCACGAAGCACCTCTTGCACATCAGTCTCAAGATTATCAAAATGGTTGCTTTGTCTTTCCTCTTTGGCACTTCTAGAAAACGTGACCTTTCCGTAGGGAGTTATGACAGTACCAAACTGCCCCCCAATAAGATGAACGGAACTATCTGCTGTATCTACATTGACACTCTTCAGAAATTGGTTCCCCATAGATCATCTAATTTATCGTATAACGCTGACATTCCAAATCCAGACATAGATGGGTCGGCAAACCGCACAATCCCAGGCGTCCACTCTAACGGAAAATAACCAGTCGGGCCGTGCTTATTCTTGTGTACAAATACGTAAGCCTGATTCAAATTAGGTATGATGTCTGGCTTACGAAAGGTCATACCCTGTGCCTTCATATAGACTGGATTCCATAATTCTAATTGAAGTTCTGCGGCAGCCCAGCCCCCAACTCTAGAGTAACGTGTTCCCCCTGGTCCGGCTAACATGGTGTCCTGGTCCAATCCAGACGGTTGAGATAACACTATTACAGCCCCGTCTATTTTACGGCTCAGTCTTTGGCCCTGGCGGAATATATTTGATATACGTAACTCCTCCGACCCCTTGTCTGGATCAGGGACCAACTCTACATAGTCTACCCCCACTACGTGAACCTGGCCGTGTTCTGCTGCTAATGCCAACGTCTGTGTTACGATTTGCGTAGAGGTCATATCCCCTACGTCGTCGTACAGTATTGGCAAGGTTTCGATAAACTCCCTGGCCTCATTCAAGTTATGGTAGTCTTCTGTAGACGAATCTCCTAATTGACTGGATTTTAGGTTAACCCCAGATAGACAAGAGGCCATTCGAGCGATATAACGTTTGCCCTTCATCTCATAGGTGTTAATAACACAGACTCCAGGAAGGTTATAGTATTTTAACTGTATAGCCGCCCCTAGAATAAATTGAGCTAATAGCTGCGATTTACCAGAACTAGGAATACCCAACAGAGTAACGAGCGACGACCTTGGCAATAGGTTATATTTACGTGTAGCGTGCCACCCAATGGGCAGCCAGGATACCGCCGCCCCTCCTGCCTCTGAGTCTAGTTCTCGTTTGAACTCGGCCCCAGCCACAGATATATGCTGGTAGGATGTTAGTGCCTTGCTTGTGTCTCCTATATCTTCCATTACGTCTGCGAAGAACCCATCAACATCCCCTATACGGGGCAGGGCTTTATCTATGTCATCTAATTGGTCTTGATATTTAGATAGTACATGGCTGAGCCTACGTAACCGCCCCGCACCATCTACCACTGTAGCCCATTCAGAAAGTCCATCTATGTTATGTATACCTAATGACGGCAAGGTATTCGCCAGTTCGGCTAGATACGCCTCCCCTCCCACCAACTCTAGGTCTCGGGCCAGCCGTTTGCCCACTGTACCCACATCTATGGGCTGTTGGTCTTGATACAATGCTACCATAGCCCTATAAATTAGAGAGTGGGCTGAGGCCTCTACGTCACCTGGGCCAAACCAGAAGGACGTATCCGGGACCTCTGGGGCCAACCTATATATGGCAGCCTTTTCACGTAAACAGGCAGACAACAGTAACCTTTCGTATGTGGCGATATTCATAGGAGCAGTGAGGGCTCAATGTTCAAAATCTCAGTACAGAAATCCTGGGGCGTATGGTCTCGACGATACTCTGTGTAATCCATCCCATAGTCTCCTGAATAGGTATGTACTGTAGCACGGTTGAGGAATTTAGATGCTATATTATAGGCAGATCTTTCTTCCCCCTTATCTGGTACGACCCAAATCCGCTTAATATGGGCCATAGCCAATGTCCATTCTCGTTTCCAGACACCTTGACCTGCTGTGCCACTTACCACTGGTAGACCGTCTTGTGTAGCTAGAATGGCGTCAAACTCTCCCATCATTATGATAGCTTTCCAGTCACCAGGCCCTTTGACCTGTGCGTTGGTCTCTAGAACCCAACTATTAAATAGTTTAGGGTCCGATCTACCGGGCAACCCTGAGTATTTTATATCCCCTGTACTATTTCGGAATTTGACATTATAGGCTTTTGACACGCCGGGCATACCCTCCCATATAGGGATAACATAATGTGTACCATCCCACCCAAGCCTATAGAAATCAATGTACTTGTCTGTAAGCAGTCGGCTATAATAATACTTTCGAACGTTAGGGGCCTTGCCACAATCGTACCAGTAATCTAATATCTCATGGTTAATTGGTGGAAGGCTACGTTTCTCCTGCTGTATTTCTACAGTCTGTCTGGTTATAAGGCTACGGTCCTGTAGTTTCTGTTTGGCCTGCCCATCCGTAACGCCTTCCTTTTCCGATATGAATTGCACAGCGTCAAAGAACCGGCCACATCCAAAACAGTAAGCATGATCATCATATACAACTAAGCTCGGAACAGTATCGTTATGAAAAGGACAGACCCCAACGTGCTGACCTCCCCTACGTTTTAGTGGGATATAATACCCCACTACAGCCACCATATCTACATCCCACATAGTTCTTTGACCTGGTCTACCCTCTCAAGTGCCCGCCATAATGTGACAGGACCGTCTACCGTCATAGCTGTATAGTGTACAGTCCTAGCAGCTAAGTCTATACCATACTCCAGTAACTTTTTGGCAGGCTTCAATTCCGATGGGTATCCGTGTACCAATTGCCTTGTTTGTCCATTCATTACAAGTTCACCTAGACACAACTCAAAGAATCCCACTAGATACCAGGGCGTCGGTTTATCTGTTAGCCAAGTGGGGGGCATATAATCGGGAGATAATGGGTTACTATTAACAACTGTAGCTTCCTCCTCTACAGGTTGCCCCCCACTTGGCACTATAAGAGGCGCGTTACGCGCCAATAAACTACCAGTCTGGCTCATTACCTTCTATCAGCTTGGCCAAATCTCCTCTATCCACCGCGTGTAGTAGGGTTACGACTTGACCTTCCTCCATAGACGCGAATTCTTTGGGGATACCTAGATTCTTACAGTGCTCGGCCAAGTTTGATTTTGCCCAGGCCTTACCAAGGTCCGCCAGCGGACTTGCCGAGTTATATGGCGATACGAACGCCATACTTTCACGCCACGGCTTCTTATCCACTCCATCCGCAATGGCTTGATATAGGTGTTCAATAAATCCAAGCCCCGGTTCTCCTGTTACATCCGATACATCGTCAGCCGATCCGGGCCGTAACGTCATAGTCTCAAGCCGCGCCCAGCCCTTCGGGGTTTCCCCAACCTCCCCTAGAATGGTTTCGCTCTCGGCCTTAGCCAGGGCGTCCAACCTAGCCGGGAAACTCTCCAATGGTCCGAATGTACCCTTCATTGACTTTGGGGCAATTGCGTACATAATTTGGACAGTAGACTTAGAAACCCATCCCTCCATAATTGTACCAACAAACGGGTTCCCAGGGGTTGCTACCTGTAGCTGGGCTAAGGCGTATTCTCGATCGTTACGTGCTCCCCATGTGGGGGCACCATCTTCATCCTTATGCTGAAGCCCCTTGTACGTCCACAGATAATCACCTGGCGGTAGTGCCATACCAGGCACACTCTGGATCCATCCACTGTTACCCACAAAGACATTGACTGTCTTACCCGCGTTGGCAATCTCTTGTTCGGCGATCTTTAGGTTTTGTAGCTTATCTGGACCTAATTTGGTAGGATCCCCGCCAAAGGCCTTGACCAGAAGGGCAAGTTCGTGGGGCTGCACGCTACCAGGTGGCCCTTCTGCCTCATCGTACATGGTACGGTATTGTGCTAAAAGAACCGGTCCACTGGGCCACTCCATCGTTTTATAAATGGGGTTCCCTTGTGGGTCCTTGCTAAAGAACTCCAGCCGGTTGACCGGATAAGTCGCACTCTCAAATGTCTCGTATTTTGCTACAGGTTCAACCTTCGGCATTACATACCCTCCTTATCTACCAGCATATCCAATTTCATTTGTTCCACCATTTCATCGTCCCTATCTATAGCAAGTTCCACCTGTTCCTCCCAAGATAAATTCTCCCTTTCCCAATCTTCCAGATAATTGAGAACAAGCTGACGCTGCCACTCTTCCTCTGTCATTGTGTCGACCATTATGTTCCTCCCAACAGTTTAATAGATACGCTAGGATCAGATACCTTATACGATACGTCTCTAATATTATAATGATCACAGACGGCCTTATAATCCATCGTGATCTTTTGAAAGGCCGTTAACTCATCAAATGGTATAGCAGCGTCAATGACAGCTTGCTCATAATTATATGTTTTACGACCAGACCTATAGCTAACCCGCACGTTTCCAACAGTTTGTGTCTGCCCGAGCTCAAGAACGCTAGCTTTGATCTCCTCCTCAAGAACGTCTAAATCGCGTTTCTTTTTCTCCCATTCTAGCAGTTTCTGTGCCAGCTCGCTAGCGTCCATTAGAAGCTATCCTCCCGTTTAACGAAATTCTGCGGAGCCTCCCTGGCGAAAGCGTTGCACGTAGGCATCAACGCCTCAAACATATCTACCAGTGCTTGTCCAAATGTTTCCTCAGACATGGGGCTTTCCCCAGGAAACTCTACTATTAGATCGCCCTCTTCCTTGGGAGCCATATCTACTCCCAGGCTCATTGTACTACCCGATTTGGGATCTTTTACTGTTAACCAGATATTGTACTTATCGACTTGAACTTGCATCTTCCTCCTCTATAGCCCCACATAGTTCGGTATAGTGCATATCTATGTATTGGTCCAGCATATCTAAATCAAATCTAGAGTCGTAGACCCACCTGAGGACCTCATAATCGCGCTGGTCGGTTAGTCCCGCTTCTACATTAACCAATAACCTTGCCAAGTCCGTATAATCAAAGTTATCCATTCTACTTTTTGAACACCATTATATGCTCGTGTTTGAACACAGCCGTTCCGTTTCTTTGATGTCTATACCTCCATAGATTTGCTGTATTGTCTTGGGAATTACCCTGGATGTCTTTCACATAGTCTACCTTCAATTTATAGTTGAGCCTGTGTATCTCTTCCCAGCAATAATATGGTAGAGGCACAAGACATCCCTGTACATATATGTTCCCCATTATCAGGGCTAGATACCCGTTCTTCATTAAGGCCGTATTTAAATTCCTTACAACAGTCCCGAACCCAAATAAGAAATCTCCAATGGCATCATAATTGCTAAGACATCTAGGGTTATCAGAGAATTTGATTATATCGTGATAGGGAGGGTGCAGTATAATTAGATCCATTAACTGCGCCGGTCTATAATTTCTAGCATCCCCCTGCCGTATATCTGGCCGGATAGGAACTAAGTCCGACATATATACTGTGAGGTCGAAATCTTGTAATGCGTCCCCAGTCGTACCAGATCCAGCCATTGGGTCCCAGACGGTATCCCCTGGATTTGTATAGCGGGCAGCAAGATACTGAGGTATCTGTGGAATAAAGGCCCCGTGAAAACCGGGGTCCCCGCCCTCACCACGCCTAGGGAATAGCCATAGGTCATCGTAGATTTGTGGACCATACTTTTCTACAACTTCTTTGTAATCCCTCATTGGCCGGCCTTTATCTTAACCGCTTCCAAATGAATACACCACTGCCTATGCCGATAGCCCTTACATTCACACCGTCCACCTATACCATGCCAATGTACAGTATAGGAGTCATCCTCTTTAGACAGGCTGGGGACATCAAATACCCCTGGTTCAATCTCCTCTATTTGAGGGAGCAATAGCATTAACTTTTCTTGTCTAGTCAACCGTCTCAGATTCATCTTCGTATAAAAAGAAGTGCCCGTTGGGCAATATATCTGTTGCCACTGTTAGCCCCAAAAAGTCCTCCGACCGTATGGCTAAATGGGTAGGCGGTCTGCCATGTTTCTGCTTATACCTGGCAACGGCTTTACGTAGAGGGCGATCGAATGGTGTAGGCCCCTCATCGTCCGGAGGGCGACCTGGCTCCCTGGCTAACATTTCCTCCCAGGCAAATAACTCTTTCATAGATAATCCCTCAACCAGTGTACTAAGTCTTGAGCGGCCCAACCCCAATACAATCCTGCCCAAAATAGTGGCTGCCAGAGCAACGCTGACTGTATAGTCTCTATCCCACCTAGCAACACTATCGGTAATCCTATAGCGTACAGTATACGAATTGGTGTGGCTACCAGAAACATAACTAGCCATCCAAATGGGGGCGGTCCCCCATGAGACCATACACTTCTATGCTCGAACATAATCTCATAGGGGGACCAGTATGCCCGAAACAGCTTACCTATGGTCTTGCCAAACATCCGGCTAATACGCCCTTCGCTAATGGTCTTCCACTCGTGGTCCAGGTCGGGATCAATGAAAAATCCACATATGGCTCCAGCCAGAACCCCCAACCCTAACAGGAATTGTCCGATAGCCATCACACCTAGAGCCAGGCCAGCGCACAAGGCTATTACAGCGAGAGCGTTACGCTGGTGTAGCTGTCCGTCCGTTACGACGTTCTTCACGTAGTTCGTACTCCGGGCTAAGTCTAAATAGTGCTCTGCTTAGACTAATCTTACATCCCTTCTGATAACAGAAATGGTCCTTGTGACTACAATCGGCATGGCCAGTGGCTACCACCTCTCCGTCAACGTCGTAAAGATAGCAAAAGCTGTATCCTCCCCTTTCGCTGGGAACCCAATCTGATTCACTACGTTGATAATGATGGGCTACCCCATGACGGCCACTATAGATATTTTCATATCCATCTGGACCAGCACAGGGAACACTATATTTTGGAAAGCGGAAGTGTTTCCATACCGGCCTGAGATCGAGCGAACAAACCAACTCTGCCCACCATGGAGGGGGCTGTTTTCCTTCCTCAACTTCTACTGCGGGGTCCATACTCTCCTCTCTTTATTTGATATGGTGGGATACCCACCCGCCGGGGCGGGTGTGCTGTTATCTATGGCGGGTGGGTTCCCAGTTATAGTATACCACGAAAAGTGGTCTTGTAAACTAAAATGGTACACATTCCGTGCACAATACAGCGCCGCGTGGGATTAACCTGCCACACTCAACGCATTTATCCCATTCCTGGTTCAACGCCTCGCCACACCAGGGGCAATATCTGAACTGCGGGCCGTTCCATTTTGGTGCAGCCGCCTGATTAGCACAGAACCTCTGCTGTGCCACAAGCAGGGGCATATAGATCTCTCAATCCCTACATATACATTCATCCATCCTGCCCTCTGAATAGAATTGGGGCTATAATGGTGAAAATCACCACACCAGAAACCAATCCGAGCTTAAGCCCATCTAAGAAGTAAGCCCACATTATAGCCCCGCAAACTTCGTAGCTAGGCTCAGTGCCCGCTGCTCTTGTACTGGCGCACCTCGTTGAACAGATCCGACGTGATAGGATCAGGAGTAAACAGAGTAGCCTGAATGCCTGAGTTGTGTGACCGGGCGCTTTTCAGAGAAGCATGAGCCTCGTTGATAAAGCGTTTCCCTGTAGCAAAGTAGACCAATCCTCTCATTTCCCAATCATCTCTAATATCTGCCCCATCTGCCAAGCAGTTTCTGCGTCCCTGGCGTCCCTGGCGGCGGCCCTGGCGGCCCTGGCTGCGGCCCAGGCGGCGTCCCTGGCGGCCCAGGCGGCGTCCCTGGCGGCGGCCCTGGCGGCCCAGGCTGCGGCCCAGGCGGCCCAGGCGGCGGCCCAGGCGGCGGCCCAGGCGGCGGCCAATTCCTCGTCCGATACCTCCCCCCGCAGCCAACCCCGCTTTGCCTCGATCGCAGCCCGAGGGCGCGGATCATCACCACATAGATCCACCACCCGCTCCGCGAAATCGCACGCCAGCCCGTGCATCTCCACATCGGTCAGGAACTCGTTATGAAATAGCGCCCACAGTGCATCCTCGTGCGAGATCTCAAGGTTGGCAATATCTCTTGCCGTTAGTACCTCTCGACCCGCAAACAACCTCTCAATCCTGGCCCGCGTGTAGTTCTGGTCGTTATCCTCTCCCCTCAGCCCACACGGCCCCCACGCCACTACTTGTTCTACAGTCACACCCTGATTGCTCATGTCCTCTCCCTTAGTAGCTCCTGCCGTTCGTCCTCAAGCTCTTGTCGCTCAAGCAGCTTGCCCAGTCGCTGTGACACCGCCAGAAGGCCCCAACCAATCGCCTCTCCAATCTTGAGCAAAGGTATTTCTTTTCGAGGTGCTGAGTGCCGTCCTTCTGCTTCCCATCCGTCCATAGACAATGCGACCTGTTCAACCAACTCAATAAATGTCTCAGATATATTATTTATACCTCTGCGAACTTAGTTGCTAGACTTAACGCCCGCTGCTTGATATTGGCCCCAGATCCGAACAGGGCGTTTTCAAGCTGGGGAGTCTTGGTCTCATACTGCCAGTCTACATATTGTGTGGCTGCGTTGAAAGCACTATACCATGTGTCCTTGATACCCGATATTTGGTTCCACTCATGGGCTAGCGCCTCCGCCACACCCTCACGGTGTTCTCTGGTACGTTTACCTGGATTATCTCCATAGTGCGGAAACAGCTCTTCCACATACTGGTTAAACAGTGGATGGGTCAGTGGCTTATTGGCTAGAGCATTGAACAGCTTCTCAGTTTGACGGAACTGTTCATTCACCAATCCTAATAAGGCGGTAGCCTGCGACAAGCGGTCGTGGACATTCGTAGTGTGACGTAGGGTCACTTTGGCCCTATGTGTTCTCAGGGCCATATTCAAAGTGTTCTGGCAGACAACCCTTACCGCTGTCGTCATTACCCGTAAGGCATAGCTACCATCGTGACTGTTGTTCAGAACCACATACTCTTCATAGGCATCATCTTTGATATAGAACTCCTGAGGTATTCTAGCTACTACAAAAGTCCTTTCCCCATGCCCCAGTACACCAGCCGACGTATAGATTGCCTTGCCCTCCCCGACAACCTCATCGAAAAACGAGAAGGCGTCCCGGTTTTGTACCACTGTATACTCCCGGCCCACAAAGCCCAGCACATGGTCGGGATCGTCGCTTGGCAGATCGAGTCTAACAGTAGCATACTTGTTTACCCTAATCCCATCATCTAAGTACAGGGGAACCTTTTGACCTCATAGTCAAAGTCCATTTCCTGGACCAGATGTTCTGCTGTGAAATCCTCCCCTATAACTCTGCCCAACCTATGCCAAGCAGCCTCAGAGCCCACATAATTATCCTTGTAAATCTCGTGAGACATCTTACTCCTTTCTAGGTATAGTTTCTAAAACACACATCAAAACTATTACTACAGCTACAGCCAGACACGCCCCTTGAAATAGCCATACTAGAACACTAGCCATACTTTCTCCTCTCTCTAATCATTAGGTATAGCCCTATCAACTCCAATAGAACAAACGGGGAACAACACATGGCAAAACATATATCGTTAGTATCTACGATATTGCAGACCTTGCCAATGCTTAACACAAATGGAAGGCTAATTATCAGTAGGATTAGATATTTGAGCATTACCACTCCTTTCTTTCATACTTGGATGTATACAGTACAGTAGGTATTCCAGCCTTCTTAGCCCGGTTCAACATATCCTTTGTGCCTCTGGACTGTTCTATGTTATCGTGAAACCCAATAACTATATCTGGTCTCCCTTCATCTAACATCTGTTGGTTTCTAATAACACCAGCAGCCTTCCCATATCTATTCCACTGGGCCGGGTATTTTCTAATCTTAAATCCCATACCCAACCCTATATGACCAGCTAGTCTATCTGCTCCACGACAACCCCCATGTATCAACGTGTCTTGATAAGGCAATCCCTCATATAACGCTAAGACAGTTTCTATGGGACCTATGGCCCTCCAGTTTCGATCACCACATACAAGTATTCTCATATATCCCCCTATTAATGTTTTGCCCTGGTTTTCTTAATATAGATTTCTTATACATGGTAGCCTTTAATATGGGCCGCCCCGGATTTGAACCAGGAACTGTCGGGTTACAGCCGAGTATGATGCCGATTTCACCAGCGACCCAGGAGTGGATCCGGCAGGGCTCGAACCTGCGACTGACCGTTTATGAGACGGCTACTCTAACCACTGAGTTACGGATCCAGCACTCCCGATGCGATTTGAACGCATAACCCCTGGATTAGAAGTCCAGCGCTCTATCCAATTGAGCTACGGGAGCGTATACGGGCCGGGGAGGACTCGACCCTCCAGCACTGGTTTTGGAGACCAGCCGCTTACCATTAACGAACCGACCCCAAGCCCCTATCTGGATTCGAACCAGAACCGGGGCAGTACAAATGCCCTGCCCTACCATTAGGCTATAGGGGCGGTTACAGATTTTACATATAGAATAACATTGGACCTAGTTACACCGGCTTTATACTCTGCGGCCTCTAGCTCTTCTGCTGTGCCCCTCTCAAGCACCCATCCTAAATTATCCCGGGCCTCTAGAGCACGGTCTAACAGCTTCACAAATTCTGCATACTGTTCGTCTGTCATTTCTC